CCGATCTAGCTACAGACGCGTCCTGGACCACTTCCCCGACGCTAACATCCTCGGTGTGACAGCGACACCGGACCGCGGGGATATGAAGAACCTCGGAGAATTCTTCGACTCCAGGGCATACGAATACAGTATGAGCGATGCCATCAAGGAGGGGTACCTGTGCCCCATCAAGGCGCAGATGATCCCGCTAGAGCTCGATATCACCAACGTGAAGATGAGTAGCGGTGACTTTTCTGCTGGCGAAGTCGGCTTTGCCCTGGAGCCCTACTTGCATCAGATCGCAGACGAGATGGTGCATTACTGCCAGGGGAGACACACGGTGGTCTTTTTGCCACTGATCGCGATCAGCCAGAAGTTTTGCCAGATGCTTAATGACCGGGGACTAAAGGCAGCGGAAGTAAATGGCAATTCAACAGACCGCTCCCAGATTCTCTCTGATTTTGAGGCCGGCAAGTATGACGTCCTCTGCAACAGCATGCTCCTGACAGAAGGTTGGGACTGCCCGGCGGTGGACTGCATTGTGGTTCTAAGGCCCACGAAGGTGCGCTCCCTCTACCAGCAGATGGTGGGACGCGGGATGCGACTCTTTCCTGGAAAGGACCACCTGCTGCTCTTGGATTTTCTATGGATGACAGAGCGGCACGATCTCTGCAGGCCCTCAGCCCTCGTCAGCAAGGACGTGAAGATCGCAGAGATGATCGATGACAAGGTCAAAAAGGGAGAGGAGGTTGACCTCATCGAGGCAGAAGAGCAGGCGGAACAGGATGTCCTGGCTCAGAGAGAAGCGGCTCTTGCCAGAGAGCTCCACAAAATGCGGACCAGGAAGCGGAGCCTTGTCGATCCACTTCAATATGCCCTCTCCATTGCAGCAGAAGATCTGGCGAACTATACACCGTCCTTTGTGTGGGAAATGGCGCCGCCTTCTCAAAAGCAGCTGGCCTTTCTCGAGAAAAGGGGCATCTACCCGGAAGGCGTGCCAAACGCGGGGATGGCGTCGCTTCTCATCGACCGGCTGATGCGGCGCCGCGACGAGGGCCTGGCTACTCCCAAGCAGATCCGTCTTCTCGAAAGATATGGGTTTAGGAAGGTCGGAACATGGAAGTCAGATGCAGCAAGTAAGCTCATCGCAAGGATATCAATGAATCACTGGGCAGTGCCGCGCGGCCTGGATCCCACGGTGTACAAACCATAAAGGAGAAAAACATGGAGAACAATACGAACATTTTATCAGCTCTCAAAGCCCTGGACGTAGCGTCCCTTACAAGGGCGGAATGGATCACAGTCGGTATGGCTTTAAAGGCAGAGGGCTTTCCCTGCTCCATCTGGGACGACTGGTCCCGGAATGACAGACGCTACCATCCCGGGGAGTGCGAGAAGAAGTGGGACAGCTTTCATGGGAGCAGCAATCCCGTGAAGGGCGGCTCGATCGTCCAGATGGCAAAGGACCGCGGCTGGACCCTCTATGGAGATGACGGATGCCTGGCCTGGGACGATGCCATTGAGTATGACGGGGATCCGGCCTTTACTGGGTTCTCGCAGGAAACCTGGAGCCAGACCGGGGACCTTATCAAGTACCTGGAGACGCTCTTTCTGCCGGATGAGAAGGTGGGTTATGTCACGAATGACATCTGGCAGGATGCGGAAGGCAGGTGGGTACCCAGCAAGGGCGTCTACGACAGGACGGCTGCTGAGCTCATCGCCTCTTTGAAGAAGCACAAGGATGACCTCGGCGCGACCATCGGTGACTGGAAAAAGGATGTCGGAGCCTGGATCCGGTTTAATCCGGTCGACGGGAAGGGCGTAAAGAATGAGAACATTACGCGCTTTACCTATGCCCTGGTCGAGTCCGACACACTGCCCATAGCTGAGCAGGACATCCTCTTTCGGAAGATGGAGCTGCCGATCGCGGCCCTGGTCCACTCCGGTGGCAAGAGCCTGCATGCGATCGTCCGTGTCGATGCAGAGAACTATACGGAGTACAGAAAGCGGGTCGAGTTCCTCTACGACTTTCTCGAAAAGAACAACGTGCATATCGACAAACAGAACCGGAACCCGTCCCGCCTCTCCAGGATGCCCGGTGTCACGCGGGGCGGGAGTCGCCAGTACCTGGTAGCTACGAATATCGGCCGGAAGAACTGGGTGGACTGGATGGATTTCGTAGAGGGCGTGACAGACGAGCTGCCGGATATGGTTCCGCTCTCACAGTACCAGGACAGCCCGCCAAAGCTCCCGGAAGAACTGATCGAAGGGATTCTCCGCCGCGGCCACAAGATGCTGATCTCTGGATCCTCAAAAGCAGGAAAGAGCTTCCTCCTCATGGAGCTCTGCATCTGCATCGCGGAAGGAAAGAAGTGGCTGGGGTTCCCCTGCAGGAAGGGCCGGGTCCTCTATGTGAACCTCGAGATCGATCCTGCAAGTGCCATCAACAGGTTCCTCAAGATCTATGAGGCTATGGGAATTCCGATCAAAAAGGCCCAGAACATCATCATCTGGAACCTGAGGGGCCACGCAGTACCACTGGACCAGCTGGTGCCCAAACTCATCCGAAGAGTCCGGGATATGAAACTGGATGCTATCGTGATCGATCCAATCTACAAGGTCATCACGGGTGACGAGAACTCAGCTTCTGATATGGGGGCCTTCTGCAACCAGTTCGACAAGATCTGCAACGAGACCGGGTGCAGCACGATCTACTGCCATCACCACTCCAAGGGATCGCAGGGATCAAAGAAAGCGATGGACCGCGCTTCCGGAAGTGGAGTTTTTGCCAGGGATCCAGATGCCCAGCTCGATATGATTGAACTGGAGCTCTCAGAAGATATAAAGAACAATGTCCGGGATGACAATGCCACGGCCTGGAGGCTGGAGTCTTCTCTTAGGGAGTTTCCAAATATTGTGCCGGTGAATTTCTGGTTTGCGTATCCCATCCACAAGATCGACTCGAAGGGTGTTCTCGATGAGATGCCTGTCCAGGGATCGGTGGATGCCGGCCGCATGAAGAACAAGTACCACAAGACTGCGAACGAGGCTGAGGTCGATTTTAGAAACGCCTACCAGATCCAGGACATGTTTGGAACGGGTGTCTCTGTGAAAGATATGGCTGAGCACCTGGGACTTGCAGAGAGAACCATCCGAGATCGAGTCGGTAAGATGGAAGGTGAATTTATGCTCGACAAGGGCATTATAAAGAGAGTTAATCACAGCTAAAATCATGGCGGCGGCAGGCAGTATATATATACATATATACTGGGAGGATTAGCATCCTTCGGTAGGGGAAGGACGTAAAGTCCGTCCTTCCCCCTACGGACGCTAATGCTCCCCCAGCCAGCCGAAATAAAAAACGGCAGGGGTCCGCCATTTGAAAGGTAATAAACATTATGAATTTCTTTATAGAAATGAATCCTCCTACTGCGACAGCCCAAGAGAAGAAGGTCGCGGTCGTAGGTGGTAAGCCAAGGTACTATGATCCTGCTCCGGTGAAGGAAGCCAGAAGGAAGCTCATGGGGCATCTTATGGGACACAGACCAGTGGTCCCGATTGCAGGGCCGGTGGCGCTGACGACGCTCTGGCTCTTTCCAAGGGGCAGGTCCCACAAGAACGGAGAGTGGCGCATTACCAAGCCGGACACCGACAACCTTCAGAAGCTCTTGAAGGACTGTATGACGAAGTGCGGCTTCTGGAAGGACGATGCCCAGGTGGTCCGGGAGACTGTGGAGAAGCGCTGGGCCGATGATCCGACAGGAATCTATATCGAGATCGAAGAACTGGAGGTGGAGCATGAAGAATAATCGAAATGGTGAAGGCTATTATGATCCGACTGCCGGGATCGCTATTTCCCGGAAGGAGAGAGACGATAAGAGAGTCAGGCGGGAAAGACCTAAGTACCGTCCGCTCGTGTACATCTGTAGCCCGTACGCAGGGGATGTGGTGCGGAATATTCTTGCAGCCCAGAGCTACTGCCGGTTTGCTGTGAAGGAAGGCTATATCCCGTTGGCGTCGCACCTGCACTTTCCACAGTTTTTATCAGACGATGATCCTGGGGAGAGAGAGCTGGGACTGTTCTTTGGAAATATCCTCATGGATAAGTGTGATGAGGTCTGGATGTTCGGAGAGAACTTCTCGAAAGGGATGCAGGCGGAGTACGCCAGGGCAAAGAAACGCGGATACAGGATCCGGCACTTTACCAGGGATCTTAAGGAAGTCACAAAGCGGATGGGAGGTGGAGGTGATGAGCCCGTATGAGGATCTTGCAAGTGCCATCATCCTGTTGGCTGTGAAGGACTGGAGAAGTGCTATGTCGAGGCTCCGGAAGAATCCCAATAACCTGAGTGCACAGCGCACCCGCAACGATACGGAGCGGTTCTTCCTGTCACAGTGGTTTGGCGTACTGACCCAGATCAATGGAGAAGAGTTACTCCGAAGGCTGAAGGAGGAGTTGTCAGAATGAGAGCGAAAGAATACTTGCAGCAGGCGTATCGTCTGGACAAACGTATCAATAGCCATATCAGAGAACTGGGAGACCTGAAACAGATGGCACAGGGAATCTCCTCACCGCGACTTGTAGCAGATAAGGTGCAGACGTCTCCTTCAGGTGACTCCCCCTATGTGTCAGCCCTGATGCGGATCTGGGAGATGGAAGAGAGGATTAATGCAGAGATAGATCTGTATATCGACTTGAAGGCCCAGGTCCACAGTGTCTTAAAGCAGGTCACAAACCCGGATCAGCTGATGGTTCTTCGCTATCGGTATATCCACAATTACAGCTGGGAGAGAATAGGAGAGGAACTTCTGGCCGACCGTAGAACTGTGATCCGGTGGCACGATGCAGCTCTGGAGAAGCTTATTCTTCCAGAAAATCCTATCATAATTTGAAAGTTGCCACTGTTTGTCACAAAATGTCACTCTTGAAATCTGATATAGTTAGAGTGGAAAGATTGAAAGTAGAAATATGCCCTGGGGAGGAATCCCTGGGGCTTTTTATGTGAAAGGACAGATACAGAATGTTTGAAAAAGTTAATCCGGCACATCCTGACAAACTGGCTGACCGTATAGCCGGAGCGGTCGTGGATCTTGCATATACAGAGGCTCCGGATCCTCGTATCGCAGTGGAGGTGCTTCTGGGCCATGGAATATGCCATATCATCGCGGAGACAGACACCCCTTTGCGGACCTGCGACATCAAAGCTGCTGTGGAGCGGATCGCAGGCAAGGTAGTTCTGGACTATATGGAGCTGGAGCAGGACAGACACCTGTCCCGGAACCAGAGGGAGGGCTTCCGCTGCGGAGACAACGGGATCTTCAAAGGGATGCCTGTTACGGCCGAGCAAAAGGAGCTTACCCGGATAGCCGGTGAGCTCTATAACAGATATGCCAGCGACGGGAAATATATCCTGGATGTGGATCGGCTGATCATCTGCCAGAGTGGTGCCTCCGAAAGCGAAATCAGTGCGGTCTTTCCGATGGCGGAGATCAACCCTCTGGGAGAGTGGACAGGTGGCACTGACGTAGACACCGGGGCTACCAACCGGAAGCTCGGGAGTGACATGGGTGACAGCGTCACGGGAGGCGGTATCCAAGGGAAGGACCTCTCAAAGGCCGATGTCTCTGTGAACATCTGGGCTTGGCTTAAGGCACAGGAGACCGGACAGCCTGTGGAAGTCTGCTGCGCCATCGGAGATGACCATATCGGTGATATACCGTTTGCAGAGATCGTGGAGATCGCACGGGAGTACATCACTGGCCTCGGTGGCTTTGAGAAGTTTGCCGAGTGGGGGCTCTTGCGATGATGGCTACAAAACCCATGGTACCTTGTAAGCATCCAGGGTGTCCGGCCTTGATACCTGCGGGGACAAAGTATTGTGACAAGCACAAGGCGATGCACCCGGAAGAGGTGCGATCCGCTGCTAGCCGGGGATATAACAGCAGATGGCGAAGAGCCAGAAAACAGTACCTCGAGACACATCCTTTGTGTGTGGAATGCATGAAGGAAGGTAGGTACGTTAAGGCGACGGTCGTAGACCACATCGTACCACACCGAGGTGATCAGAAGCTCTTCTGGGACCGGAGGAACTGGCAGAGCCTCTGCGAGCACCACCACAATGTGAAGACAATGACAGCAGACAGGTACAAGGAGTACAAGTACTGATCACCGGTTAGATCAGTTCATCAACGACAGCCTCCTAAGACGCCGTTCCTTTTGCTTCTTGATCCTCTCCAGGTGGAAAGCGTCGTGGCTCATGATGTACTCGCAGCAGTCATCGATGGTCGGTTTGCTTCTCTGCACGTGGTACGGATCAGACAGGTTGTGCTTGTGGCTGATCTTAAACGTGCGGTGGCCATTGGCTTCCTGCTCCAGCAGATACCAGTAATGACCAGTGTTCTTTGAGCGCAAGACGAGGCTGTATTTCTTCACTTCAATAATATGAAAATACCCCGCCTTGACGTTGTTTAAGTCGGTATTTTTGATCACAAACAGTACAATCTCCCTTCCTTAGTTTCGTTACATTTGTTGTCCAATCATACCATATTTCCCTGGAAAATGCTGGACTTTTTCAGAAAAAAGGGGGGAGGGGAGGGTCACTTCTCTACGCTAAAGTTTCCACGGACCGCCGCCCCCTCTCGCGCGCGTTTTCGCGAATTGCAAAAGGGGATATTTATTGAATTGATATGCAAATATGAATTATATTCGACTTCATGCCTTCGGAGATTACCACATTTCGCGCAAAGGTTTAGAAGGTGAGGTGTTCAAATGACAGAAGAGCAGAGATTGCAGATCAGACTACTTCGTAGCCGGGGGATGGGATATAGAAAAATAGCAGAGGTCGTAAAAATCTCACGTGACAACGTCCGTAGTTACTGCAAGACAGTGGGAATCAGCGGCTTCCGTCCTGAGTACGAGATGAACCTGCAGGACAGGATGAATGATGGCAGGGCCTGTGCTTTTTGTGGTGCAGAGCTTAAGCAATCTAAGAAGGGGAGGAATAAGCGCTTTTGCAGTGAGATCTGCCGCAGGTCCTATTGGAGGATACACCGGGACGAGCAGCAGCAAAAAGAGACAGCCATCTATGTGATGGAGTGCCCTTACTGCCACAAGATATTTGAGGTCTACGGGAACAAGACTAGAAAATACTGTTGCCATGAACATTATGTCCTGGATCGGTTTGGTCATAAAGCCACGCAAGCAGTCCCTAAAGAAGGAACTGTTTTTAGCACTTGATTGTATGCTATTTCGACTGTAGCCTTTTAACAGGGGGGAAAATGGAGTATAGTAAAGAAGGATAGCGAGGTTGAAGCCAAATGGCTGAGCAATCCCATGCGTAGTTCGTTAAGGTAAGAGCAATAGGAGGAATGGTACATGGAAGAGGTTACATACTATCTAGGCGGTAGCAGTGAAGACATTCTCCTTATGAAACAGGTTCGTGATCCCCAAAAGGACAATATATTAGGATTTATCTGGAACATTAATAAGAAAGAGTGGGTTCGAGCATGGATGCTCGATGATGAGTACTTTTTCGGCTATGAGTCTGCAAAGGTAATTGACGTGGAAGAGGCAAAGAAATATATGATCAAGGAAGGTGCTACTGACGAAGAGGCTGCCGAGTTAATCAAAAAAGACATTGATGAAGGATAGCGAAGGTGAAGAAGCCAAGTAGCCAAGCGATCCCGCGCTTAGTTCGTTAAGGTAAGAGCGATAGGAGGAATAGCATATGAAAGAGGTTACTTACTATCTGGCCGATAACTGCGGAAACATTCTTCTTATGAAACGTGTCCGTGACCCGGAAAAAGGAATTTTTACTGGATACATCTGGAACAGAGTCGAAAAGAAATGGATTGAAGCATGGGATCTTTGTTGTGATTACTTCTATGGTTACGAATCTGCGACTGTAACTGACGCGGAAGGTGCGAAGAAATCTATGATGGAGAAAGGTGCAACGGAAGAAGAAGCCGCAAAGTTTATTAAGAAGGATATGGAATAACAGCACTCCGCCTCGGTGATGGCAGGATGGAAGCCATCCGCGACGGATAGTTGATCGGATAGTATACACCAACGACTATGTTATGGAAGGCAAGGGAAAAAACAATGATAGGATCGGCACCGAAGACAATGTGGGGAGATAAGTACATTCTGGTCGACCCTAAAGGGAACAAAGATAGTGTATTCAACCACAGGCTCAAGCCTACAGCAAGTGACGATGAGAAGCACCAGTTCGAAGCCTACGCGATGGTTCAGATGAACGGGGAGTTCTTCCTGACCAAGAGATGTCCCGAGATGAAAGATCCTTACTATACGTGGGAAGGAAAAGTAGTGGAGCGTAGCACCCTGGAAGGACGCACGATCCCGATTGTAAAGAAGCGGCAAAGATAAAAACAAATATAGATTTTAGAGCAGGGTTAAATACCCTGCTTTTTTAATGCCCAGGGAGGAGAAGCATGGAGTTTAAGAAGATCAAGATTGCGGACCTGGTGCCGGCCGCGTACAACCCCAGGAAGGCACTGAAGCCTGGTGATCCGGAATATGAAAAAATCAAAAACAGTATCACGGAGTTTGGCTACGTGGATCCGGTCATCGTGAATAAGGACATGACAGTCATTGGAGGCCACCAGAGAATTACAGTTCTCAGGGACCTGGGCTTCTCTGAGATCGAGTGTGTGGTGATCGACATCGATAAAACCAGAGAGAAGGCCCTGAACATCGCACTAAACAAGATCACTGGCGAATGGAACAAGGAGCTCCTGGCTGACCTGATCGCGGATCTACAGGATGCTGACTTTGATGTATCTTTTACAGGTTTCGATCCTCCGGAGATCGACCAGATTATGTCTGCTGTACATGACAAAGACATCGAAGAGGATGACTTCGACGTCGATGAGGAGCTTCAGAAACCCTGCTTTTCCAGGACCGGCGATGTCTGGCACCTTGGCAGACATACTGTGATCTGTGGAGACAGTACAGATCCGGACACATATCAGCAGCTCCTGGGGGAAACGAAGGTGAATCTTGTATGTACGGACGCACCTTATTTTGTAAACCTTCAGAACAAGTCAGGGTCGATCACAAACGATAACCTGAATGATAAAGAGGCGTATGACTTCTTGATGAAGGTCTTTTCAAATTTCAAGAACGCGATGGCTAAGGATGCCTCGATCTATGAGTTCTACGCTACCATGAAGACCCGAGTCTTCTATGACGCTTTCGAGGATGCCGGGTTCAAGGTGGGCGCTGGCCTCATCTGGAAGAAGCCCAGGGCTCCCTTCATGCGGACGGACTGGAAGTTCAACATGGAGCCGATTATCTTCGGGTGGCGCATGGATGGCAAGCACGTCTGGTATGGGGATCAAAAGCAGACTGCTGTTTTTGAGTTTGATGGGATCAAGGATTCTGAAAAAGAAGGATGCGGACACCCCTCAAGTAAGCCCGTGCAGCTGATCGCCTACCTGATCAAGCAGTGCACTATGACAAACGGCCTGGTCCTGGATGGATTCTTAGGATCCGCGTCGACGCTGATCGCATGTGAGCAGCTGGAGAGGACCTGTTACGGTGTGGAGATAGAAGAGAAGTTTGTTGATGTTGCGGTCCAGCGCTACCGGAAGTACATGGAAGATCACCCTGACAGCAAGGTCCAGGAGGTTTATCTGATCCGTGATGGGCAAAGGCTAACATTTGAAGAAGCTGCCATGATTTCTGCCGATCCTTAAGCAGAATTATGTTGACTTATAGCCCGCACAGAGTGATGTATGTACTACCCCAAAATAACACATGAAAGGAGCACATGCCATGAAGATTGCGAGCATCACAGACGATAGAAAAAAGCTGGTCAAGGCGCTTGAGAATGCGACCGGGCTTAAGGCAAAGTACCTCGGAGCACCGAGCTTTGACTACGAAATTGGGCCCTATACAGTGGATCGGGCCGGTTATCTTACTGCCCAAGATGAGGAAGCCGACCAGGGTATCCTGGAGGAGCTCATTGCAAAGGAGCTGATCGTAACCCCGGAAGTCGAGGAGCAGACAGAGACGATCATTTCCCTGCCGATGGAGGGCCATGATGGAAAGAGCCTGAGGAACCTGGTCAACATGATCTACTCCAGAGGGACGCTCCTCTCCAAGGCGGTCGGCCGGCCTGGGCATTTCAAAGTCTCCGAGGAGCTGATCACGACACTAGGCAAACAGACCCTTCAGACCACAGAGGATTTCCTGCAGATCATTAAGGACGCTGGAGAGGACACTCTCTCGGGGATCTCCTTTGAGGATGACAAGATCGAATTCATCTTCCCCCAGACCGTAGAAGCTGAGCGGATCCGCGTATATATGCAGCTTGTCGAGCTCATGACCAAGATGGCTAAGAGCCAGCACCGGGTCCGGGCAGTTAAGTGCAAGGACACAAACGAGCGGTACATTTTCCGCGTTTGGCTGATGCGCCTGGGGATGGTTGGAAACGAATATAAGTCAGCCAGGATGATCCTCCTTAAGAACCTTAAGGGACACTCAGCTTTTAGGACAAAAAGCCAGGCAGATGTAGCAAAAGAAAAGATCAAGAGGCGAAGGACTGCGGAGCGAGAGATTGCGGACGAGCTTGCCTTCGAAGAATTATGAGGTAGACCATGAGACTTCCAAGTAAAGAGACGATCAAAGCGCTCCGGAGCCAGTACCCAGTGGGATGTCGAGTGGAGCTCCTGCGTATGGACGATCCACAGTCTCCTCCTATCGGTACTTTTGGGACAGTGATTGGTGTCGATGACATCGGCTCCATCATGGTCAGCTGGGACAACGGGAGCGGGCTTTCGGTTGCATATGGAGAGGACAAATGCAGGAGGATCAGCAATGAATGAAACCATAAAGGAGCAGATCTTGGCGATCCGGGACACGGGACTTACAAATATGTTTGATTTGCCGGTGGTGCAGCGGCTGGCCTACGAGAGGAACTTCTTCGACCTGGTGATCTACATCGAGGAGCATCCAAAGGAATATGCCCACTTCATCCTGACCGGTGAATGCTAAAGATACACAGTTTTCTGGCAGGAGATTTGTGTACATTATTAACCGAATTATCTGACAATTAGCTTGCTTATATGTGTCTTTAGAGTGATTAATACAGTGCGGCAAGAAAACACACTCACTCGAAAGGAGCACATACCATGAAAGAAGCGACAAGGATCCAGATCGAAAACATGAAGAACCAGACCTTCGGGGTTGAGGTTGAGATGAACAACATCACCCGCGCCGAGGCGGCAAGGACAGCAGCAACCTTCTTCGGAACCGGCTACTACAGAAGCACAGCCGCCAGCAACGGCTACATGACCTGGAGCGCCTGGGACGGAGCCGGCAGGGAGTGGAAATTCCAGAGGGACACCTCCATCATGGGGCCGGATTCCGAAAAATGCGAGCTGGTGACCCCGGTCCTTCGCTATGAAGACATGGAGCTCCTTCAGGACCTGATCCGGAACCTCCGCCACGCTGGCGCAAAGAGCTGCCCCTCGAGGGGCTGCGGGGTCCACATCCACATCGGAGGGGACGGCCACACACCCCAGACGATCCGGAACCTCGTAAACCTCATGGCCAGCCACGAAGACCAGCTGACCAAGGCGATCGAGATCGGAACCCTCCGCCAGAGACGCTACTGCCAGACGGTCGACCCGGCTTTCCTGGAGAGGATCAACAAGAGAAAGCCCAGGACCACAGAAGAACTTGCAAGGTGCTGGTACGACGGCCCGATCGAGACGGTCCATTACAGCCATACACGATACAGAATGCTTAACCTCCACAGCTACTTCAACCGCTACCACACGATCGAATTCCGGTGCTTCAACTTCGACGAGAAGACAGATAAGCGAAAAGGCGGCCTTCATGCAGGCCAGCTCAAGGCCATGATCCAGCTTTGCCTGGCCATGAGCCAGATGGCAAAGCAGCTTAAGACCGCAAGCCCTAAGAAGCAGCAGACAGAAAACGAAGCCTACGCCTTCCGGTGCTGGATGCTAAGACTCGGGTTCATCGGGGAGGAATTCAAGACGGCAAGAGATTACTTCATGAGGAACTTTGACGGAAACAGCACCTGGAGGTACGTAGCCTGAAACAAAAAACGAACAAGGGGAGCTTCCCAGCAGGGAGCTCCTTTTTTGATGCACTTGAAAGGAGGATCCCATGGAAATCAAAAAGAGCACGCTGGTTTCGTGCACTATCCCGTCACCCAATAACTCAGGGCCCAGAGCCTATCAGGTAACCAGGATCACACCCCACTGTATGGTGGGTCAGCTTTCCGCCAGAAAGTGCGGCGAGCTATTTACCCGTAGATCCTACCAGGCCTCATCCAATTACGGCATCGGTACGGACGGGGAGATCGGGCTTTACGTCGATGAGAGCAAGCGGTCCTGGTGCAGCTCCTCCTCGGACAATGACAACAGAGCGATCACGATCGAGTGCGCATCGGACACGAGGCACCCCTATGCAATGAACAGCAAGGTGTACTCGTCCCTGGTTAGCCTCTGTGTGGACATCTGCCAGCGGTATGGGAAGAAGAAGCTCCTTTGGTTTGGAGACAAGGGAAAGACCCTCGCCTATAAGCCAAAGGATGACGAGATGGTCCTGACTGTCCACCGGTGGTTCGCGCAAAAGTCGTGTCCAGGAGACTGGCTCTACAACAGACTCGGTGATCTTGCCAAAAAGGTGACCGCTGTCCTGGCCGGGACCGAACAGACCGCAGAAAACGCACCGGTGATCCAGATTTACCGCGTCCAGTGCGGTGCTTTTGGAAACAGGAACAATGCTGAAAAGCGCGTCGCAGCCTTAAAGAAGGCTGGCTTTGATGCAGTTATCATGGAGGATTGATTTATGGCTAAGACAATGTATAAGATCCAGATCGGCGCATACAGCAAGAAGGACAATGCCCAGAAGATGGTAAAGCGGCTGCAGAAGGCGGGCATCGCCTCTGTGATCATTAAGGATGGCGGCCTCATGAAGGTCCAGTGCGGAGCCTTTACCGACAAGGCAAACGCAGAAAAGCGGCTTGTCCAGGTGAAAAAGAAGGGGTTCCTTACTGCGATCATCAAGGTCGTCCCTGGCTCAGACGAAAAGAAGACGGACCCGGTCATCCCCGTACCCCCTACTACGTCACACCGCATCAGGCTTGCGGCGCTGGCGTTTTTTGATACCGGAAGTGAGTCGCAGCAGTATGGCGACTGCACTGCCCTGATCGAGTATGGGGCTGATGATAAGACAGTCGAACATGCTGTTCTGATCGATACGGCGATGGCGAAGTCCTCCGCGAACGTAATAAAGAAGCTCAAGGGCCTGGGAGTAAAGAAGCTGGACGCGATCATCATCAGCCATGCCCACGGGGATCACTATGGAGGGACCAACGATATCATGAAAGCCTTTTCGACCTCTGATATCTACGTGCCGGATCCCACTCAGGTCGATAAATACCAGAAGTCCTACGGAAACGCGCTCCGGAGCCAGTACAAAAAGGCAAAGGGCCACTACATCAAGGCTGGATCGGCCTTTACCATCGGCAGCATGGGGTTTACATGTGTGTATCAGTGCCCTGCGGCATCGCTCAAGGAGCACGATAGTCACCATTTCGTAAATAATGAATCGGCGGTTATGCGGATCAACTTGAACGGCTGGATCTACCATACAGCAGGTGATCTTCAGAACGAGGGCAATAACCTTCTTATCAAAGCCGTGAAGGACTTGAAGGCCGACATCTTTAAGGCACAGTGGCACGGCGATGCCAATGCCTGCAATGAGGCGATCTGCAAAGCAGTTAGACCCCTTGTGGCCTTTTCGAACTACCATCATGCGGAGAGATCTGGCCGCGGAACCACCAGGAAGCGCCTGCAGGCTGTTGGTGCAGTTGTAGCCCGTAACCATGAAAACGGAGACATCTACATCGACTGTCAGCCTGGCGTCATGAAGCTGTCTTGCAGCAAGGGTAACCTCTCTAAGATCTTCACAAAGACCAACATGGCGATCCCAGACAAGTGGTCATCCTATAAAGTCTCTCTTTCCACAAAGGTAGAGCCCAAGGATGTGGTGCCTGGGATGCTTCTTGTGATCGAGCCGGAGGACTACAGCAAAGCAGAGATCGCTCTCCTCAAGGCCAAGGGAGCTTTTATCCTGGGATACCTCTCCGCAGGATCCGTCTCTGATGAGCGCAGCTACTACAAGCAGCTGAAGCCGTATGTCCTGGATCCTCTTCCTGACTGGCCTCATGAGAAATATCTCGACCTCCGGAGGTCTGCTGTTCGTGACTGGTGCATCAGTCGTGCCAAGGAGATTAAGGCCATGGGATGTGATGGCTGGTGGATCGACAATCTCGATGTCTATGAGGAGTACAAGAGCTCCGCAATGTACGAGGCTGTCGGCAGCGTCCTTACAAAGATCAAGGCCCTGGGCGGCTATGTGATGGTGAACGGTGGCATGGAATACCTCCAGAAGGCCATGAATGCGGACAGCACACACGCAGGACTTGGGAACATCGACGGGGTCACCCAGGAGGAAGTATTCTCCCTGATCACAAGCTATAAGGGAGCAGGAGAATTCGGCACCCAGACCACGAAGGAATCTGCTGAGTACCAGGCCCATATGATCCGCTGCCTTCGTCATAAGCTCCAGGCCCTTCTTCTGGAGTACACGAAGGACAACGTATTAAAGCTCAGGATCCAGGCCTTTTGCTCTGTAAATGGCCTTACAGGATACTGCATTTCCGGAGATGTAAATCTTTGAATTATCTGAAAATAGTGCTTGCTATATGTGCCGGCTAGAGTGATTAATACCATAACAAAAAACACACACCCAGGAGGAGAAAGCCATGACACTGAGCAAAGCGATGAGAACCTACAGACTTCCGGAAATCACCACACCCGAGGATCTTGGATGCGGTTGGACCTGCACCTTAGACTTCGGGAACAAGGTACTCCTCGCCGGATACTACTACAGCGGCAAGGGAAAGCCCAGCTACTTCGGAGCGGTTTACGAGCACCTTGACGACGATCTTTCCTGCGAAGGAACCATCGGGCTGGCCGCAGCCAGTGAGGTTGAGTTTTTTGACAACGGCCACGCGATCGCCTGGGCGATGCAGCAGTAAGAAGGAGGGACCAGACCATGATCGAAAGAGAGAACGCCTACTTCGAGTCGATCAGACAGATCGCACACGACCACGAAGAGAAGAGGGTGGAGCGCCAGGAGCGCAAGAAGCAGATCATCGCCACTTATGGCTGGGAGTCAAAGGAGCTCGAAGCCTGGTACGACGAAGACTCGAAGATCACTTACCCGATCTCGCAGGGGGTCTGCAAAGCCTACAGAGCCTGGATGAGCAGCATCAGCCGCCAGGAGGACGAGGTCGAGATGGACGACTTCCTCTGGGAGAAGGATGTGCAGGACTTCGTCGACGCCTTCAGAGCGGCCGGGATCAAGACCTTCGTCTTCACCAACCAGAGCACAGCGGTCATGGAAAACCTTCACCAGTTCGCAGCGGCCGGCTGCAAGATGGAAGGCCTTTGCACCATCACAAGGCAGGAGAGACGCTGGAGAAGCGAGGGACCGGTCGAGGTCCAGGGCATCCGGTTTTCCCTTTAAGAACTCGCTTTCCTCTAACCAAACCACGGAGCCTACGGGCTCTGTTGGTCGTATATGTGCACAAAAAGTACCTCCGACTCTTTGTGCACATTTTCCTTCGATTCAACTTGCTATATATCCCGCGTAGAGTGATTAATACAGTACCGAAAGGGAACACACAAAACGGAGGATAAGAACATGAAGAGAGCTGAAAGAAGCGAGTACACCTACATCAAGAACAGCCTGAAGAAAATGGGCTGGACCCACGGCACGGTCCTGACGATCCGCACGAACGCGGGAGCCGAGTACAAAGAAGCCCTGCACCAGCTTTACACAGAGCGGGGATTCCACCCGGCCGGGATCAAGACGGATCCAACCCGCTTCGACGATCAGGAGCGAATCCTTTACATCTACGGAATGACCTTCGACCTGGACGGCAAGGAGCACCCCTGGACGGAGCTTTACAGCGCACAGGAGAAGGAGAGCTTCAGCAAGGCCCTCAGATAACGGGGACCAGGCCGCCAGAGTAAGATCCTAGATGAACAAAGGAGGAAAAAATGAATTACGCGGAGAAGATGGCGATGGAGTGCAGGCTGCTGACGAACCTTGCAGACTGGATGGAAAAGCACGGCGAGGTCCTTTCGGACAGGGAGCAGTCAGGAGCCTACTGCGGGCTGCGGTACCGAGAGATCTTTTGGAGAGGAAACACCTACAACATCATGGATGTTGACGGGATGACCTGCCAGATCGAGCGCCAGTAAAGGAGGAGGGCATGGCAAAAAAGAAAAAGCGCGGCGAAGCCATTATTGAGCTCCTGATGCGAAGGGATGGGCTCTCGAGAGAGGAAGCGACGGAGCAGTTCGAGAGCACGAGACAGGAATTCTCAGCCGCCTTGGCAGGGATGAACTACAGAGACCCGGAGGATGTGCTTGCCGAGGATCTTGGCTTGGAGCCTGACTACATCTTCGAATTCATCTGAAACCCTGGTCGCAAATCACAAAACCACGGAGCCTACGGGCTCTGTTGGTCGTAATAATGTACACAAATTCCTCCGTAGATCTTTGTGCACATTATGGCGGGGGATTCCGCAGGATTATGTTGCTAATAACTCCGTTTAGAGTGATTAATAACACAACGAAAAAACACACACCTAACGGAGGAAAGAGCCATAACAAACGCATACGAAATGAGAAACCTGATGGAACTTGGAAATTACAACACTACGATCACCCGCGAGACTTTTGAAGCACACTTCACGAAGACAAAAGAGAGCATACGCTTTACCTTCAACGGCTGGGACGGAAAGAGCTACGACGGCGAGAGCAGCAACGCCAAGGTCATTCGCACCAACCTCCCGGGCTACGAAGAGGTGAGGCTGATCAAGGTTGGAAAGCACCTTTGCTACATCGAAGAGGACCGAATGATCACAGAGAAGGCAACCGGCGAGAAGCACCCGGAAGCCAGCTGGCTGGTGGACGTCGAAAGAGCATAACAGGAGGAACAGCGATGACAAAGCAGGAACTGATTCAGATGACCGGGAGCGAGGAACAGGCAGCATACGCGATGGAGATCCTTCTGAAGAACTGTAAAGAGGTCTTTGTGAAGATGGCGATCCAGGCGGAGCTGAAGAGGATCGAGGAAGAGATTAGAGCCTTCAAGGAAGAGGGAATCATTTACGAGGCAAATCACTCCTACAGTGTGGACTGGGGAGCACCTGCGAGGGTTTTCGGAAACGAGCCTGGCGCATACTGGTCCGCAACAGAGGAGCAGAAAGCGGAAGCTGAGAGGCTCGAAGAGCGCTGCCGGGATGCGGAGACCCTTCTTTACACAAGGAACCGCACAGTTGACCTGATTGCAGTCAGGTAAGGCCAGAAGAAACAATACCGACCGGGAAACAGGGCCGAGGATGCCCTTTTTCTCGTATAGAAGCAGGATCGCCACATGGCGGTCTTTTATTTTGCCATAAAGAAGGGAGGTGATCCGAATGGCAACGAGAGGCAGAAAGCCGAAACCTACAGCTCTCAAGCTCCTTGAGGGTAATCCGGGAAAGAGACAGTTGAATCTGAATGAGCCTCATCTCCAGCAGAAGCTCCCTCCCGCGTGTCCTGATTGGCTGGAGGAAGAGGCCCAGGCGGAGTGGCACCGGCTCGCAAAGACCCTTTTCGAGATGGGAATCCTCACTGACCTGGATGTAGCTCCGTTTGCATCGTACTGCCAGGCATACGCCAGGTGGCGCGAGGCTGAGGAGTTTATCAGCCAGCACGGTTCCATCGTAAAGACGAAGTCTGGTTACTGGCAGACGGTGCCGCAGGTATCGATCGCACATACAAACCAGAAGGCTATGCTGCAGGCAGCTGCGGAGTTTGGCCTCACGCCTTCTGCGAGAAGCAGGATCATTGCTGGAAATGCAAAGAAGGAAGAGGTTGACGAGATGGAGTTCCTTCTTTCGGGAGGTGCTTAAGATGGGGAGAAGAGAAAGACCAGCGAATTACCCTAAGCTGGAGGGCTACGAGCCCACAAAGTTCATGCTGCCGACATCGCACTACGATAAGGCAAAAGCGGACCGGGCGGTAAACTTTATCGAGATGCTGCCTCACACAAAGGGAGAGTGGGAAGGACAGCCGTTCTGGCTTCTCCCCTGGCAGGAACGTATCATCCGCGACATCTTTGGTGTTGTAAAAGAGGATGGGCTCAGGCAGTTTCGAACAGTGTATATTGAGACTGCCAAAAAATCGGGCAAAGAATTGTCGTTGGGCACGCTGATTCCGACTCCGACAGGATTTACTACGATGGGGAGGATCAAACCTGGCGATATGGTGTTTTCAGACACTGGAAAAGTGTGCAGGGTTGTCGCAAAAAGTGCGATTGATTATTCCGAGCAGGCTTTCCGGATAACCTTTAAAGATGGGGAAGTTGTAGAGGCAGGTGAAAATCATCAGTGGGCGGGCGAGTATACAAATAATAGACCCAAAGCGGTGATCATGACTACCCGCCAACTGTATGAACTACCTAATGATGGAAACAGTTATCGGTTTCGGATCCCGGTTGCCGATTGTGCCTCTTACCCGGAGGCTGAGTTACCCGTAGAGCCATACTTGATGGGGTACTGGCTGGGAAACGGAAATGCAGAACAGCCTGTAATCACAGTAAAGACAGGTGATATTCCTTCTGTTCTTTGGAATATTCAAAAGTACCATACAGTGGTCGCTGCATGGCCCAATCTAGGTGATAGCATAAAATTCCGTATTCCATGCCTAAAAAAAGTACTGGTCCCGACTTTCCATGACAAGGTCATACCACCAGCGTACCTGCATTCCTCCCGGGAGCAGAGATTCAGACTTTTGCAGGGACTTATGGATTCCGATGGGACGATCAGTACCAGAAAAGGACAAGCAATTTACACCTCCACCGAAAAAGCTCTCTCAGAGAGTGTCAGTGAACTTCTCTGGAGCCTTGGAATCAAAAATGCGATCTCGACAAGTGTTTCCACACAAAGAACTGACTGGTCCAGGCCAAGCTGTGAGTGCGGAAGGGTCGAAACTGGGGAAACCCTTTACAATGTGAAGTTCACCGCTTTTAGCGACATGAAGATTGCAGGGCTCCCTCGTAAGCAGGAACGTGCAGTGTACAGAAACCCGGCAACGAGGAGCCATTACCGTTACATCGATAAGATTGAACCAATAGAGAATAAAGGGATGCAATGCATCCAGGTCGACAGTCCGTCCCATCAGTATCTGGTGGGACGTTCTTATTTGCCCACACATAACAGTGAGCTTGTGGCGGCTATTGCTCTATACCTGCTCTATGCAGATAACGAGCCTTCTGCAGAGGTTTTCTCTGCTGCGGCTGACAGACAGCAAGCATCAATAGTATATGAGGTTGGGCGACGAATGATCGAGATGACACCTGCTCTGAATAAGCGATCAAAGATCCTTGCTGCAGGTAAGCGCGTGGTCAACTATAGCAACTCCGGTTACTACCAGGTGGTATCTGCTGACGTTGGTGGCAAGCACGGATTTTCAATATCCGGACTTATCTTTGACGAGTTGCACACGCAACCTAACAGGCGGTTGTGGGATGTACTTACAAAAGGATCCGGCGACGCCAGAAGGCAGCCACTTCATGTCGCTATTTCGACCGCGGGTGTGGATAGAAACAGCATATGCTTTGAGCTCCATACTAAGTCACTGGACCTGATAAAAGGCAGAAAGAAAGATCCGACTTTTTACCCTGTGGTGTACAGCGTCCCGGATGAGGATGACTGGACCGATGAGAGGAACTGGTATAAAGCCAATCCGTCCCTGGGAATCACATTTTCCATTGAACGTCTCCGCGAGGCTTATCTGCAGGCAAAAGGGAATCCTGCGGAAGAGAACGTGTTCAGGACGCTCCGGCTCTCCCAGTGGGTCGGCTCAACTGTCGCATGGATCCCGGATCACATCTATGAGAAGGGAAACATCCCGATCGACATGGCAGCGCTGGAAAGAAGGGATTGCTATGCAGGCCTTGACCTCTCCAGCTCCGGTGACATCACAGCTCTTGTCCTGATGTTCCCACCTAGGTATGAGACAGAGAAGTACATCTGCCTGCCGATCTTCTGGGTCCCAGAGGATACAGTCCCGCTTCGAGTGCAGCGAACTTCGGTTCCCTATGACAACTGGGTTGCCCAGGGATACATGAAGGCGACTCCAGGAAACGTGATCGACTACGCCTATATCCAGAATACGATCGAGGAGCTGAGCCATCGGTATCACATCCTCGAGATCGCATTCGACCGCTGGGGATCGCAGATGCTGGTAGAGAGGCTTACAGAGATGGGACTCACTGTGGTTCCTATAGGCCAGGGCTTCAAAGACCTTAGTGCTCCATCCAAAGAGTTCTATGAGCAGCTCATGAAGGGAAACATGGTCCACGGAGGGAATCCCGTACTCAAATGGATGTGTGGGAACGTAGTGGTCGATACAGATCCGGCTGGTAATATCAAGCCTACGAAAGCCAGATCTGCTGACAAGATCGATGGTGTTGTCGCTGCAATCATGGCCCTGGATCGCTGCATCAGGCACCAGAACACAGGCAGTGTCTACGATGAACGTGGACTCCTTTTTATATAGGAAGGAATGGTGATCAAATATGGGAATTTTCGACAGATTGTTTTGGCCCAGGGATAAGCCCCAGAACAGGACTGCCGGCAGTGCCTACAGCTTTTTCTTAGGCACAAGCAGCTCCGGGAAACGTGTCAATGAACGGTCGGCAATGCAGATGACGGCAGTGTATTCCTGCGTGAGGATCCTATCAGAAGCTGTCGCCAGCCTTCCACTACATATTTACCGTTATACACAGAACGGCTCGGAAAAGGCAGCAGACCATTCGCTTTATACGATCATTCACGATGAGCCAAACCCCGAGATGACCTCGTTCGTATTCAGGGAGACGCTCATGACGCATCTCCTGCTGTGGGGGAATGCATATGCGCAGATCATCCGAAACGGAAAAGGCGAGGTCCTTGCTCTTTACCCTCTTATGCCGGACAGGATGAACGTGGAGAGGGACGACCAGGGAAGGCTGTACTACGAATACACAGTCTCGAATGACGACGCTCCTATCAATTCCGAATCCCGAGTGAAACTCACACCCGGTGATGTACTGCACATCCCGGGTCTTGGCTTTGACGGCTTGGTTGGGTATTCACCGATCGCCATGGCAAAGAACGCTATCGGTCTTGCTATCGCAACAGAGGAGTACGGGAGTAAGTTCTTCGCCAATGGAGCGGCTCCTTCCGGTGTCCTGGAGCATCCAGGGACGATAAAGGACCCGAATCGTATAAGAGAAAGCTGGCAACATACCTTTGGGGGCTCGCAGAACAGCGGAAAGATTGCTGTTTTAGAGGAGGGAATGAAGTACACGCCGATTTCCATATCTCCTGAGCAGGCCCAGTTTCTGGAAACACGGAAGTTTCAGATCGATGAGATAGCCCGTATTTTTCGTGTGCCTCCCCATATGGTAGGTGACCTGGATAAGTCCAGTTTTTCCAATATCGAACAACAGTCTCTGGAATTCGTGAAGTACACACTGGATCCCTGGGTAGTCCGGTGGGAACAGGCTATGCATAGAGCGCTCTTGTTAGAGGATGAAAAGAAGGATTACTTCTTCAAGTTCAACGTGGAGGGGCTTCTTCGCGGAGATTACAAGAGCCGCATGGAAGGATATGCGATAGCCAGGCAGAATGGCTGGATGAGCTGTAATGACATCAGGGGCCTGGAAGATCTGGACCAGGTCCCCCCGGAGCTTGGCGGAGATCTGTATCTTGTAAATGGAAACATGGTCCCGCTAAAGGATGCCGGCGCTGCATATAAGACCACGAACGATCCTGGAAAGGAGGATGATTCTAATGAAGACGCAGAAGAGATTCTGGGAATGGAAAAATCAGACAGAAACCGAAGAGGGCCAGGAGCGGGTCCTTGAGCTTTATGGGACGATCGCGGAGTCGTCTTGGTTCGATGATGACGTGACTCCAAAGATGTTTCATGATGAGCTCTTTGCCGGCACTGGTCCGGTAACGATCTGGCTCAACTCTCCCGGAGGTGACTGCATCGCAGCAAGCCAGATCTACAGCATGCTGATGGACTACAAGGACGATGTGACAGTCAAGATTGACGGTATTGCAGCATCTGCAGCATCCGTCATTGCGATGGCAGGCACAAAGGTCCTCATGGCCCCGACAGCGCTCATGATGATCCACAATCCCATGACGCTGGCTTACGGCAACCATGAAGATATGGAAAAGGCGATCGTCATGCTCGATGAAGTGAAAGAGAGCATCGTCAACGCCTATGAGATCAAGACGAGCCTCTCCAGGGCCAAGCTGTCGCATCTGATGGACTCAGAGACCTGGATGAACGCCAACAAAGCCATCGAGCTTGGTTTCGCTGATGATCTCTTAAAAGATGAAAAGAAAGTGCAGGCAGAGATGCCTGCTTATTCTTTCTCCGGGAAAGAGGTGGAAACACACCTGATGAATCTTATGATCTCCCACTGGAAGCCGGTGGAAAAGAGACCTCAGATCACCCCGGTACAGGCAGCGGCCATCCCGCCTGCCAACGAACCTCAGACACCGCAGGAATGCGGGACACCTATTGCCGAGCTCGAAAAGAGACTCGGCCTTATTAAACCCTAAGGAGGAAAAAGAGATGAGTAAGGTAAATGAACTTCGTACAAAAAGAGCAAAGACCTGGGAGCAGGCAAAGGCATTTCTCGATTCCCACCGCAGCGAGAAGGGGATCCTTTCTCCTGAAGATACGGAAGTCTACGAGCGGATGGAGCAGGAGATCGTGGACCTGGGCCACGAGATCGAACGGCAGGAGAGGCTGGATGCCATGGAGCGTGAGATGGAAGCACCGCTGATGGTTCCTCTTACCACCAAGCCCGAGAGCAAGAGGAAGGAAGAGAAGACCGGCCGCGCCTCTGACACCTACAAGAAGGCGTTCTGGGATCGGCTGCGCCACAAGGATGCCATGACCGTGGAGATGCGCAATGCACTGGAGACCGGGGAGGATTCCGAAGGCGGATACCTGGTTCCGGATGAGTTCGAGAGGACCCTGATCATGGCCCTGAACGAGAATGGCATCGTTCGTGCTCACGCGCACGTGATCACCACTTCCAGCGGTCTGCACAAGATCCCTGTCGTCGCATCCCACGGCTCTGCTGCCTGGATCGATGAGGAAGGCGCTTACACCGAGAGCGATGAGGTCTTCGGTCAGGTCCAGCTGGACGCACACAAGGTCGGCACCCTCATCAAGGTATCCGAGGAGCTGCTCAACGATTCTGCCTTTGACCTCGAGAGATACATTACTACTGAGTTCTCCCGCAGGATCGGTGACAAGGAGGAGGAAGCCTTCCTGGTTGGGAATGGCTTCTCTAAGCCTACCGGGATCCTGAACGCGACCGGCGGAGGCACTGTCGGAGTGACAGCTGCTGGAGCTGCAGCTATTACGGCAGATGAGCTGGTGGATCTGTACCATGCTCTTCGTGCACCCTACCGCAAGAACGCCATCTGGGTCCTCAACGACTCCACGGTCAAGCTGATCAGAAAGCTCAAGACTGGTGAAGGCCAGTATCTGTGGCAGCCTGGCATCAAGGACGGTGAGCAGAATATGATCCTTGGAAAGCCCTATTTCACTTCTCCGTTTATGCCCACAGCCGCTGCAGGTGCCAAGACGATCATCTTTGGTGACCTCAGCTACTACTGGATCGGAGACCGTGTGGGTATCACGTTCAAGCGTCTGAATGAGCTTTATGCTGGAAACGGCCAGGTCGGTTTCATGGCGTCCAAGCGTCTTGACGGCAGGACCGTTCTTCCGGAAGCCATCCAGATCCTTCAGCAGCACGCATGAGGAGGGACAGGATATGAGTACTTATAACGCTAAGAACTATACCGAGCAGGGCGGCGATGTCACCCATATCGGTGGGAAACTTGTGATTGAGGAGGGGGCCACTGTTGAGGGGCTCCCTTCTTCTGGAGGGAGCTTTACCCCTGCGGCCAATCAGGCAGCCAGCGAGGCGGAGACAGTCGAGGCACTGAAGGACGATTTCAATGCTCTGCTTACCAAACTGAAAGCTGCAGGCCTGATGACTGCGGATGCATGAGGAGGTGACTGATCATGGCACTTGTTACGCTTTCAGAAGCAAAGGAATATCTCCGGGTCGATACAGCGGATGAGGATGCCATGATCGGGACTCTCATCGCTACAGCAGGAAGGCTCTGTGCAGATGTGGCGAGGCTTAGTGACGAGAAATGGGAGGCTGTTGACTCTGATACAGAGGACACCTCCCTAACTCCTGTCCGGGAGATGATGAAGGTGGCCATCCTGTACACGGTGGCATATCTCTTTGAGCACAGGGAGGAAGCGGACCATCACGACCTGACACTAACGCTCCGGTCCATTCTCTTCGCGATCCGGGAGGGGGTGATCTGATGCATATCGAAGGACTAAGGATCCGGATCACCATACAGCGGAATGAGACGGTTACAGACAGGTACGGGAACCATAAGTCAGTCTGGACCGATTATTTCCGCTGTTGGGCCACTCCCTCCACCCAGACCGGCCAGGAGGGGGAGAATGCCGCCCACACAGAGGAAGAGGACCGACTTGATTTCACAGTTCGGTACTGCACGGAGACTGCTGCAGTAACTTCCAAGCAGTACCGGATCCTCCTGGGCGACCGGATCTATAACATAGTCCATGTAGATGATATGGGATTTAAGCACAACAGCAGGAAGTTCCATGCGGAGCTTGTAGAGAGGTGATCCTATGGCATCGGGAAAGAAAGTAGATATCGACGGCCTGGCAGATGCAGTCATGCAGGAGATGGAGGAGTACAGCAGGCTCTCAACCGAAACTGTAAAGAAGGCGGTGGACAGAGCCGGCAAGACCGTCCGGGATCAGATCAAAGGGAGTGCTCCTGTCCGGACTGGCAAGTATGCTAGGAGCTGGACAGCGAGAAAGACGAAGGAAACAGCCACAGCGCTTCAGGTGACGGTCTATTCTCCATCCAGGTATATGCTGGCGCACCTGTTGGAACATGGGCATGCAAAACGAGGTGGCGGGAGAGTCAGGGCTATCCCACACATCGCACCTGCGGAAGAGGCCGGCGAGGAGCAGCTCACCCAGGAGATCATAAGGGGGTTACAGAATGGATAAGATATTGGAACTGATGGCGGAGATCGATATCCCTTCTGCCTATGATCACTTTGCGGAAGGGGAGTCACCGGAGCCGCCATTTATCACATACCTGATGCCGAGAACAAACAACTTCTCTGCGGATGGCAGAGTATACCTGCGCGTTACAGAGGTCCATATCGAGCTTTATACCGACGAAAAGAACCCGGAGGTGGAAGCCCAGGTGGAAGATGTCCTAGATGCGCATGAGATCTTCTACGACAAAACGGAGGTCTGGATCGAGACAGAGAAACTATATGAGGTTCTTTATTCATTCGAAATGGAGGATTGATGCATGAAAAACAAGGTGAAGTTTAACCTGAAAAATGTACATGCTGCCAAGCTCACAGAGACGGTGACGGAGGGGGTGACCACCTTTACGTATGCTACACCAAGGGCGATCCCGGGTGCTGTCAGTATTTCACTGGATGCTGAGGGTGAGTCCAGTCCCTTCTATGCAGACGGCATCGTGTATTTCCGCTCGGTGACGAACAACGGGTATTCCGGCGATCTGGAGATGGCTTTGGTACCTGAGTGGTTTCGTACCGAGATCCTGCAGGAAGAACTGGATTCCAAGGGCGTTCTGATCGAGAAGAGCGACAATAAGGAGAGCGTGAAGTTCGCGCTGCTCTTTGAGTTCGATGGCGATGTGAACTGCATCCGACACGTGCTCTACAACTGCACCAGCTCTCGTCCATCCATCGAGTCAGAGACAAAGGAGGATACGATCGAGCCTGGTACAGAGACACTGTCCATCACGGCGGATCCCAGGGCCGATGGCCTGGTGAAGGCACGCACCGGTGATACGACAGATGCTACTACCTATGCGGGCTGGTACCAGTCTGTGTATCTGCCCACAGAATCTAATGGAGAGGGGGACTAAGGTATGATCGAACGCACTATTGAGATTTCAGGAAAACCTGTACAGTTCAGGTCATCGGCAACGGTTCCTCGTCTTTACCGGTCTAAGTTCAAACGGGACATCTTCAAAGACCTGACCAAGCTCGAGAAGTCCTTTACTAGGAAAACCGAGGATGGTGATGAGCTACAGATCGAGGACCTGGAGATCTTCGAGAACGTGGCCTACATCATGGCATACCACGCTGATCCGTCCATTCCGAAGACCATAGACGAGTGGCTGGATCAGTTCGATATGTTCTCTATCTACCAGGTGCTGCCTCAGATCCTGGAGCTGTGGGGCGATAATCTGATGACGGATGTTCAGGCAAAAAAAGGGTTGGCAGAAGTGAGCGGGAAATGACCACGCCACTGTTCCTTCTGCGCTGCACAGAGGTCGGGATCTCTATCCGGGATCTCGACCTTCTTACCATTGGCCTGGTCCTAGATATGTGGACAGAGAAAGCTAACGACGGCGTGAAATATGCGAGGCTAGCTGATCAGAGTGACTTTGATAAGTTTTAATAATAGAATTAATAGTGAGAAGGTGGTAGTATTATATAGAAAAGTTTATGAGAAGACGGATTACAAATACGAACCTTTTTAATGATGTTAGCCTTAGTCAGGTGAATGAACCGAGAATGCGTAATGGGAAAGCTGTCTATGGTAAGGAGACCAGATCAGAGGGTATTTGAAATACTTGCTAAAGTATCTCTGTGATATTGACTAGAAAAGCTATTTCAAGGAGGAAGAGTAAAAATGAAGGTTAAGTATAATCTGCATTTTGACGATAAAGATGATCCGTCAGCTGTTGTCTCTTCGTATTCCGTAGAAACATACTTCGCTGTCAGTGAAGAACAGGCAAAAAAGAAGCATATTAAGCGGTGTATTAAGCCGGAACTGCCTGATAATCACAAAGTATATTCAGAAATGCATGCTCTTCCGGATAACTTGTATGAGAGTAAAGATCGAGATGATGGAGTAACCATCTGGAAGATCAAAAAGGAAAGAATAGAAGAAATAGCTATGATTCTATGTCTTAATGAAGAAAACTATCCATATATGTCTGCTCTTAAGATGATAGAGGGAGATTATTTTTGGATCATTGCCTGGGATGATTGATATGAGAATGGTGTCTGTAGAATACTCGTGGAGTTATAGAAAGCTGTTTTTGGTTGTGTAAGAGAGGTTATTGGATAAAAGAAAGAGTGCAGAGCATGGTGCTTTCATACAATTATCCTCTACTGCACACAGAGATGATGAATGAAAATATAAGTAGACTGGAATATTGAAGAATGGTAACTGAGAAGTGTACTAATAAAAGGATAAACTTTGGGAAGAGTTGTAGACACATGAATCAATATGTGTCCGCTCCGATTCTATATTATATTATACTGCTGTTATTATCAGTTTTACTCATGGGTATATCTGTGGCTTTTATTAAAAATCCCCCATTGGATAATTTTTTAACAAATTTAGGATATGGAATTTTTTGTTCAACATTTGTGGCAGCTTTAGTAGATTTCGGTACAACACATAGAAAGAATAAAAAAGATATAAATGATTATTTCTTGTTGACCCGTAGAATTAGAGCGGTTATTATTGACCTTATTTCCTTTAGACTTGAGTATGGTCAATATATTGGAAATGCGTTTGCAAATATTGAATATTATCGTTGGATATATCTATTTCTAAATCCAGAGACAAAACTACCAGATACTGATAATTTGAATGATATTTTTTTCGATTGTTGTAAACATTTATTAATAGAGGCGGAATCATTAAAAGGTTATACAAGTGTTTTAATAGGAAATCATTTACTTAAAGAGGATTTCTTTTTTAATTTGGAAGGTATGATTAGTAGATTACGCTTTATTGTAAATAATAGAAAAATCACACGAATGGGATCCATAGAATTATTTAACTGTCTAGTAGGAATATTCCCGGAAGTTGAGGAAGCATTTTTAAAGAAGTGGGACAAAGAAAAAATTATGCAATTGTATTTAAAACAATTAAATTATGATTTTTCTCAGTATATTTCTTTTACAAAAGACAATTAGAAAATAGCGATAGTGGAACGCACCAGTCAGAAATGGCCGGTGCTTATTTTTTGCCTCGAAAGCACAAACTGGCTACCACATAATTCTCAGTATGATATTACAGATATATGTATATTGTTGGAAATGCATAATTCACTGTGTAAAACATTGTGAAATGTACATATAGAAACCAGGAGCATATAACATTTATAATAGTCATGCGCGCGCCTACAACACAGTTTTAGCATAACAAAGACGGAGACATGACTATGACACATATAATAGAAGACCAGGATGTGGATTATTTTGTGGCAATGCTTAAAGAAAGAGAAAGAAGCGCAGCAACAATTGAAGTTTACACAAGAAGCGTGGAGTTGTTTAGGAAGTGGACTGGACCAGGAGCAGTATTTGACAAGAAAACTGTTATCGCTTTTAAAGACATTCTTAAAACGAATTTCAAATTAACATCTGCAAACGCATACATTGTAGCACTGAATTCGTTTTTTAAGTGCATGGAATGGCAGGAATGCTGTCTAACCACTTATTCGCTACAAAGAAGATCTTTTCGGGATGCGGGAAAAGAACTTACGTTGGATGAGTATAAGCGGATACTTGAAGCTGCTAAGAAGCGACAAAATGATCGGCTATTCTACATTATCCAGACTATTGCCGGAACCGGCATCCGGATTGGGGAATTGCCTTACATCACTGTTGAGGCACTGAAACAGAAGCGTGCTTGTATCTATAATAAGAGAAAATACAGAGAAATACTGATACCATCGAAACTTTGTGATGTTTTACTGGATTATTGCGAAAGACATGGTATCAAATCGGGGAGTCTTTTTATTACCAGAAACGGGAACTCAATGGAAAGATCTAACATACTTCATATGATGAAAGAGCTTTCAGAACAGGCAAATGTTCCTCGTGAGAAATTGTTTCCCCATAACTTTAGACATTTTTTTGCTGTTAACTACTACGATAATGATCGGGACATTGTGCGACTCGCTGATCTATTAGGACACGCAAGTTTGAACACAACACGGATCTATACGCAGATCAGTGTGGATCAGCAGATGTCTATCCTGGACCGGATGGACAGCAGATATTTATACTGTTGATAATCAAAGAGCATCAGCTGGCGCTGGTGCTCTTTTTATACATAGAAGAGGGCTATGACCACGCCACTGTACCTTCTGCGCTGCACGGAGGTCGGGATCTCTATCCGGGATCTCGACCTTCTTACGATCGGCCTGGTTCTGGATATGTGGACCGAGAAGGCCAATGATGGCGTGAAATATAGGCGGATTGCTGATCAGAGCGATTTCGATAAGTTTTAAAGGGAACTGATTATCTGAATGTGTGCTATAATACTGTTGTAATATATAAGCGCAGTATCGTGAACATTTTACTTGAAGCACTAGGAGAAAACATGGTGGACAAGGTAGTCACAGATAGTTTTAATATATACGATTTATTTGGAAGATTTGGTCCGGGTTGCATATTTGTGGCTTGCTTTTATTGTTGCTGTAAAAGCATTTTTCCCAACATAGCTATCGGAAATACATACTTACAATTAATCGTTTATATATCTTTGTCTTATATTATTGGAAGTACTAATCAGGCATTATCTAGATGGGTCGTTTCAGCAATATTAAATAAAAAAATATTTGGAGGCAATCCAAGAGAATTATATACATTTTGCCCAAATAAGAAAGATGCTGTATTAAAGCATGAAGTTTCTAGAGAATTAGCAAGAAGGATTAGGGATATTGTTGCCGGTCATTATACATCTATTATTAGAGAAGTATCCGCACAAAGTGATCAGAGTAACATTGTTCAGAGACATGTTGATGAAAAAGGTGATATTAGAAGCCATGGTCGAGTTAATGCACAACGAAAAAATAAAGTGAAGAAAGTAAATCACTTTGTTTTTGGGTATATGACAAATTATTTGGATATTAAGGGATTAGCCGGGAAAAATAGTAGAATTAATAGCCTAGCAGACATGTGTTCTTCTGTTATAGTAACTGCATTATTGTGCTATATTACTTGGATACCAACTTTTGTATATCATATAAAGCAAGACTATTCAAATGGGATAAGTGACTTGAATTATTATTTGTCTCTATTTGTTGTGGTAACAGTAGTGATACTATTCGTTTTTTTCTCAGCTTGCAAAATGTATAGAACTTATATACAGATGAGATATGCTATTGTGGTCTATCAATTTGCAATATGCAATGAGTGGGTTAAAAAAGAGTTATTAAACGAGATTTCAGAAGAATGCTAACCCCGTTGAAGTAAAGCGTTTTTACAAGAACCCGGAACAGAAAAGCTTATAAAATGAATGTTTAAATAAAACAAAAGAGTCGAGAAATTGGCTCTTTTTTCATGCCTGAAGGGGGGTGAGGATCATGGCAGGCAGCAGAATAAAGGGAATAACCGTAGAGATTGGTGGCGATACAACAGGTCTAGATAAAGCCTTAAAGGGTGTCAACTCCACGATTAGGACCATACAGACCTCCCTGAAGGATGTCAACAAGCTCCTGAAGCTCGATCCCACCAACACGAATCTCGTCACCCAGAAGCAGAAACTCCTGAAGGACGCCATCTCTGCAACGAAGGAAAAGCTGGAAGCCTTAAAGACAGCTCAGGAGCAGGCAAAGCAGCAGTTGGAGAACGGGACACTCGGTCAGGATAAATACGATGCACTCCAGCGTGAAATCATTGAGACGGAGGAAGAACTGAAGCGACTCCAGCAGGAAGCCTCTACTACCAGCTCTGTACTGTCGAAGATTGACGAGGCTGGAAAGAAAATCGAAAAGGCCGGAGATTCTATCACAAACGCAGGTAAGGCAGTTATGCCTGCCTCCGCTGCAGTGACGGGTCTCGGTGCAGCGGCGGTCAAGACCTCAGCAGATTTCGATTCCTCTATGAGCAAGGTGGCGGCTGTTTCTGGGGCAACGGGTAAAGACTTTGATGCCCTGCGGAACAAGGCCCGTGAGATGGGATCCAAGACCAAGTTCTCTGCTTCAGAGGCTGCTGAGGGCATGAACTACATGGCTATGGCCGGCTGGAAGACTAATGACATGCTGGAAGGCATCGAAGGTGTTATGAACCTGGCTGCGGCTTCTGGTGAGGACCTGGCAACCACATCCGACATCGTGACCGATGCGCTGACGGCCTTTGGCCTCTCAGCAAAGGACTCCAGCCATTTCGCTGATATCCTCGCGGCAGCATCTTCGAACGCAAACACGAATGTCTCCATGATGGGTGAGACCTTCAAGTACTGTGCTCCGATAGCAGGGGCACTTGGTTACTCTGCAGAGGATACTGCCGAGGCAATCGGACTTATGGCTAATGCAGGCATTAAGTCCTCATCTGCCGGTACAGCCCTTCGGACCATCATGACAAAGCTCCAGGGAGAACTGAAGCTCTCAGGTAAGGCCCTTGGTGATGTAACGATCCAGACAGCTAATACAGACGGATCCATGAGGAACCTTAGTGATATCCTGGCAGACTGCCGGGGTGCCTTCTCCAAGATGACAGAGTCCGAGAAGGCAGCTGCAGCAGAGTCCTTGGTCGGAAAGAACGCCATGTCTGGGTTCTTGGCCCTGATGAATGCGGCTCCGGCAGATATTGAAAAATTAGAAAATGCCATCTCCACCTGCTCGGATGAGATCGATGGCTACAATGGCACGGCAGAAAAGATGGCTGCCGTCATGCAGGACAACTTAAATGGTCAGCTCACCATACTGAAATCTCAGTTGGAGGAGCTGGCCATTTCTTTTGGCGATATGCTGATGCCGGCCATCCGGAAGATCGTGACTGCGGTCCAGGGATTTGTCGATAAGCTGAACGGCATGTCCGAGAGTCAGAGGAATGCGATCCTGAAGGTGGGGCTCTTCGTCGCTGCCCTGGGGCCTTTTTTGGTGATCCTAGGGACGTGTATATCGAAGATCGGCATTGCTATGCAGGGCTTTGTGAAGCTGGCCGGAGCTTTCGGAAAGCTGAAGGTTGCTGTGTCCGGAGCACACGGGATCCTTGGGAAGATCGGGGCAGCCCTGGGTGGCGTTTCCGCTCCGGTCCTTGCCGTGGTGGCAGTCATTGGCGTGCTGGTCGCGGCCTTTGTGCATCTTTGGAAGACAAACGACAGCTTCCGAGAGTCGATCATCGGTACATGGACCCGGATCAAGACAGCTATCAGCGGCTTTGTTGATGGAATCAAAACCCGGCTGTCGGCCCTGGGTATCAGCTTCTCGACTGTTTCAGAGACGATCAAAAAGATCTGGAACGGACTGTGCAGCTTCCTGGCTCCAGTGTTTGAAGGCACCTTTGCCAAAATCGCAACAGTCCTTGAGACAGTTCTGGGGGTGATCACAGGACTACTCGACGTGTTCATCGGAGTGTTAACCGGGAACTGGGACCAGGTCTGGACTGGGGTTAAAACAGTGTTCTCCTCCGTATGGACAGGCATCCAGGGTGTGTTCTCCACAGCTGTAAACACGATCAAGGGTGTCGCTGATGCAGTACTGTCATGGTTTGGAACCAGCTGGAACCAGGTGTGGACCGGTATCAAGACCTTCTTTGAAGGCATCTGGAACGAAATCGTCACCTTCTTTACGAATATCTGGACGGGTATCACTACGACGGTCACTACTGTCCTTACCGGTATAAGAGACTTCTTTGTGACCACCTGGGAGTCCATTAAGACCACGATCACAGGGGCAATGACAGCGATCCAGACCACGATGTCCACCGTATGGAACGCGATCTCCGGGACCGTAACGACTGTATGGGAGACGATAAAGAGCGTAGTGCAGGTCGGGATCCTCTTTATCAAAGAGCTGCTCTCTGCAGCCTTTACGATCCTGACTATCCCGTGGCAGTTCATCTGGGAGAACTTTGGAACCACGCTCAAAACAGCGTGGCAGAAGATCAAAACGACTGTATCGACAGCTCTTAATGCCATCAAGGCAACGATCAAGTCCGTGTGGAATGCGATCGTTACTATCCTGACACCGATCCTGACCAGGCTCCGGAATACCTTCACGACAGTTTGGACAGCGATCAGAACTGTTGTATCTACAGTTGTCAGTAAGCTGAAGACAGTGATCCAGACAACCTGGAACACGATCAAATCATTCCTGACATCCACCCTAAACAGCATCAGGCAGGTGTTTTCTACAGCCTGGAATGCGGTCAAGCAGACCGTATCAACTGTTGGGACAGCAATTAAAACCAACGTCAGCACTGTATGGACATCGATCAGAACGGCGGTTACGACGATAACGACCGGGATGAAGACCATGCTGAGCAATGTCTGGAGGAGCATACGGGAGACGATCGCAACGATTATTGACGGACTTAAGACTAAGATCAGCGACAGATTTACTTCGATCAAAGAGACAGCCGCCAGGATCTTTGATGGAATCAAGACAACAGCATCGAATATCTGGGAAAGGATAAAGGATGCCATTATCAGACCGGTCGAGTCGGCCAGGGACGCGGTAAAGAACGCGATAGATCGGATGCGGTCCTATTTCAACTTTTCCTGGAGTCTGCCGCACTTGAAGCTCCCACATGTCCGTATCAGCGGTCACTTTTCGCTCAGACCTCCGTCTGCACCTCACTTCTCCGTAGACTGGTACAAAGAAGGCGGTATCATGACGAAGCCTACGATGTTTGGCATCAACGGATCCAGCATCATGGCCGGTGGAGAAGCCGGTGCAGAGGCCATACTTCCTCTCAAGGGCTTTTATGATCAGCTTTCAAACATGCTTGATCAAAGGCTCAACATGTCCGGCATGGAGCGCTACCTGGCAATCATAGCAGATAACAGCAGCAAAGGAATCTACCTGGAGGACGGTACGCTTGTGGGTCATCTTCTTCCTTCGATTGACTCTGGTCTTGCGAGATATTCCATGAGAGGGGGCAGGGGAAACAGATAAAAAAGCCCCACAGTCATCTGTGGGGTGAGCAAGGAAATGGCTGCAGGACTTGGTGTAAAGAAAAACAAAACAGCTTTGAAGGAAGTTTTGTGCCTGCAGCCATTATTATAATAATCCACTTTGTTAGTGAGCGCAATGCCTTAAGGAGAGGGCCATGATAACTATAGAAACTACTGATGCTACAATCTTCACCGGTGCTCTGATCGGTGATGAGCATACACTCCGGGACTGGGGAGCGGTAATCACAAACAGTGATGTCATCGTTATGCCGGAGCCGAACACAGTCCTTCTGGAGGTACCGGGAAGGAGCGGTCGGCTTGATCTCTCAGAAGTCCTGACAGGAGATATCTCCTATGGGAACAGGGAGATCAAGTTGGAGCTCGCGGCACAGACGAACAGGGATAGATGGGTGGAGACCTGTCTTCATATATTCAACAAATACCATGGCCAGGTTGTCCAAGTTACTTTTGATGAGGACCCTGGCCATTACTATGTCGGCAGGGCCAGCATCCTGGAGCCTCAGCGTCTTTCGACAGCTGGGCAGCTTACTCTGACGATCGACGCTGAGCCATTTAGGTATGAGCAGGACCTGTACGAGGTGACCTTCACGGGTGATACGACAGCAGTCTCGGGAACGGTTGAGAACCTGCGCATGCCTGTGTGCCCTACAGTTACAGTACCTGTAGCCTGTCAGTTGTTCCATGACGATAGGGTGTATGAACTGGAGGCTGGAACTTGGGATGTACCGGGGCTGGTCCTCCATCCATACGAGAACAGGATCTCAGCGACAGGGACAACCAGCATCACATTTACGTTTCGGAGGGGGTGTTTGTAATGTACAGGATATTTCTGGAAAACGAGCTCTTCTATGATCCACGTGTCCCGGAGCTGGCTCTTGCAGACATCACCTGCGAGCTGGAGGTCAATAAAACGGGGACCCTGAAGATTACCATCCCGGCGACTCATCCTAAGAAGGACGACATCCAGAAGATGTACTCCGTTCTGTCTATCTACCAGGATGATGACTGGCTGTACTCCGGAAGAGTCCTGACAGATGAGATCGATTTCTATGGCAACAGGACTATAGAGTGTGAAGGTGAACTGTCATACCTTCTTGACAGCATCCAGCGCTATCACGAATACCACGATATCAGTGTCGCGGATTACTTCGCCGACCTGATCGCCAAACACAACGCGGATGTGGGCTATAGAAAGAGCTTCACAGTTGGACAGGTGACAGTGGTTGATAACAACGACAGCCTTTACCGGTATTCGACCTACGAGAACACCTGGAAGACCATTGAGGATCGTCTGATCAACCGCCTGGGCGGATATATCCGTATCCGGCACGAAGATTTCCACAGGTACATAGACTACATTGAGTCCTATGAGCATACGAATGATCAGGTAATCCGATTTGGCGAGAACATCCTGGACCTTACCCAGGAAGTGGACTGCGACAGTCTGGCAACAGTCATTGTACCTCTGGGGCAGCGTGATGAGGAGACTGATGAGAGACTGACCATCAAGAGCGTCAACGAAGGCAGGGACTATCTGGAGGACCTGGATGCCATCGCCAAGTACGGCAGGATCGTAAAGACCGTGGAGTATGACGATGTGACGCTACCGGAGAACCTCCTTCGAAAAGGGCAGGAGGTCCTGGACAGGCAAAAACTCCTTATCTCCAGTATCACGATCACAGCCATTGACCTGCATCTTTTGGACGTAGATATCGAACGCTGCAAGGTGGGAGACAACATCCGGGTAGTGTCTGAGCCTCATGGCATAGATGACTACATGGTGATTCAGAAGGTCTACATGGATCTTTTGCACCCGGAAAACTCTAAGCTGACACTGGGAGCGACACTGATCACCCTAGCATCGTCTATGACGAGAGGCACGGCAGCAGTCCTGACCTCCTTGTCTGACACCTTTACAGCCTTCCGGCACGTGGTTACGGATAAGTTGCAGGCAGCAAACGCCGATATCGGAGCACTTCATGTTGAACTCGGTGAGGTAGACACCCTCCTTGCCCAGAAGGCCAATGTCTCAGACCTAAATGCCACAAACGCGAACGTAGCAGCCCTCCAGGCAGCGGACGTAGAGATCCAGCACCTGGTCGCAGAGAAGGCAGCAATCACAGACCTCAACGCTACTAATGCTAACGTGAGTAGCCTACAGGCCTCTACAGCCAACATAGAGTCACTGCTTGCCGGCAATGCTGGTGTGGGGACACTGCAGGCCATCCACCTGACCGGTGACAACATCGTCATTGAAGATGCGACAATCGCCCAGGCTGTCATGGATGACCTGATGGCAGGAAATGTTACGGCAAAGACGATCTTTACGGACTTTATCAAGATCGCATCCCGGGATGGGGCACTCTCTATCGAAGGCTCCACGATCCAGATCAAAGACCAGAACAACACAGTCAGGGTCCAGATCGGCCGGGATAGGAGTGGCAACTATTCCTATTACCTGTGGGATGCATCCGGGAACCTCATCTGGTCTCCGGAAGGGATCACTGCAAACGGTGTCCCGAATGGCCTGATCGTGGACTCCATGGTTTCTGGTAACGCGGCTATAGATGGATCTAAGCTCAACATCCGGTCTGTCGTCCAGGAGATCGAAGATGACGGGACCCTGACCCTCGATGCCTCTAAGGTGATCATGGATGATACGACGCTCGAAGCAAACTATCGGGTGCTCACTCAGCGCGTCTCTGATGATGAGACAACGACCCAGACCCTGCAGACCCAGTTCCAGGAGGTCCAGGGCCAGATCATGCAGAAGGTCTGGCAGTCAGATATCACGGAGGCAACAACTCCCCTTGGCAATTCCATCACTCAGCTGTCTGACCAGTATACGAGTCAGCAACAGACGATCAACGGCCTGACAACACAGATCGGGAATGTCCAGACATCCCTCGAGAGTAAGGCAGACGGATCTACGGTCCAGGCTCTTACCGCTCAGGTGAACAGTGTAGAGGAGACAGCCAGCGGTTTCTCACGGACCGTGTCTGAGATACGGACGGAGGTCAATAACACAGTCAGGGAGGTTACCACCTACTATGCGCAGAACGGCTCTGACACTGTCCCGCCAGCAGATGATGACGAGGGCTGGAGCACTGAGATGCCAGAACGCATCCAAGGAGCCTATATGTGGCAAAAGACCGTCACGACCTATGCAACGGGTAACACCAGGACCTCATCACCTGTCTGCATCACCGGTGCGGACGGCCTGGACGGAGCAGATGCAGTGATCCTCCGCGTCGATTCTACCAGGGGCCTGGTATTTAAAAACAACTGGTATGATACGCAGCTAAGGGTCACAGTGGTCAGGGGGGCTGAGAGCATCACAGACTTGCAGGCGCTTCGAGCCGCGTTTGGAGCAGGTGCATACCTCCAGTGGTACTTCCGAAAGCAGGCGGACCAAGAGTGGAGCACCATGAGCGTGAGTGACTCCCATATTACAGAGGGAGGCTTTTGTATGACAGTAACACCGGAAGACGTCGATGAGCAGATCCTGTTCCAGTGTGATCTCATCGTGTAAAGGAGGAGAAAGATGATACCTGAAAAAGGAATGATAGACCTTGACGATATCTCAAAGGGGGCCTCGGTGGTCATGCATGCAGCAAAGGATGCAGAGGGCCGGGTGATCTGGGTGGATGTCATGTACAACAGAAAAACGATACGGGATGCTGAAGAGCTCACTTTGTACTTCGGGAAGGGTGCCCATCTGGAATGGGTCCTGATGGATGCCTTCGGGAATGCGGAGAGTGTCACAAAGGGCATCCCGGGTATCCGGACAGAGAATGACGGGTTCTGTCTGCATGTCATGGAAGAGATCGCGCAGCAGGGAAGGATGGCAGGATGCCTTTTAGTAGTGGATTAAGGAGGAAGAAGACATGGCAGTTATAGCAAGAGGCCAGATCGGTCTTACAGATATCACAGATTCTTACAGCGTCAATCTCTCTGTGGACTCGTTTACCTTCCAGGGGGATACGACCAAGGTAAAAACGACACAGAGCTTTACGACAAAAGTACAGGCGATGCGCGGAGCGACTGCAGTCAGTGCCGTGGTGACAGTGACAACCACGCTCACCAACACCGGACTTACTGTCACAGATGATGGAGACTCCACATCTCCCACACTCACGGTCCAGGCGACCACGGCCCTGACGGATGCGATCCTGAGGGGAGCGGCCCTTAACGGCCAGATCATGCTCTCCATCCTGGTGGACGGGAAGGCAACGTTCAATAAGGCGATCAACCTCTCGATCGCGCTCACTGGCGCTACCGGGGCAGCAGCCTACAACGCGCTTCTTGGCAATGAAGCAATCACGATCGCCTGCGATAAGGACAAGAAGACCATCGCGGCAACAGATGTCACAGTCCCGTTTACGATCTACCAGGGAACTTTCAGGAAAGCTGCCGCAGTAGTCGTCTCTGACCTCCCGACCGGCATCACAGTAAAGTCCAATACAGCGGGTACAGCCTCAGCTGATGGCACACTGACCTTGACCGTCGCAGCAGCCAGTACCCTGGGAGGAGATGATTCCGGAGAGATCACCCTGGTCTTTCACCTGACCTCAGCCACTGGAACCGTGGTCGCGACGAAGAAGCTCTCCTGGGCAAAGTCCATCACGGGTGCGACAGGGGCCCAGGGTGGCACAGGCCCTACTGGTCCCGGGGCGATTAGTGTTGTCTGTGGGAACGAGTCAGTCAGTGTGCCCTGTACAACGGGTGGCCTTGTAGCAAAGGCATTTGATATCACAGTCCCGTTTGCTGCTTACCAGGGGACAAGCAGGATCGCCTGCTCGATCGCCAATCCGACGCTCCCCAGCGGCATGACGAAGAAGTCCAGCTCCAACGCGACAACTTCTGCAGACGGGTCCCTGGTCATCTCCGTAGCGGCTAATGGGACGCTCGGCAATGCCGCGACTATGTCTGGTGAGATCAGCCTCTCGTTTACAGCCGCCAGCCAGACGATCGTCAAGAAGCTGTCCTGGTCCAAGGTCCCCAAAGGGGATACAGGGGATGATGGAGAAGATGCTATCACCATCGTGATCATTCCCAGCGGAGGCACAGTCTTTAAGAACAGTACCGGGTCCAAGACTTTGACGGCCCATGTGTTTCGGGGGAACGCGGAGCTTACCAGTGCCCAGATCACAGCCCTTGGAGCCGTCAACTGGTATAAGGGGTCAGGGAGCACGACACCCATCGCAGATGGATCCGGAACGCTCACGATAACGGTAAATGCCTCGGATGTGAATGAGTCAGAGACATATGAGGCTCGTCTTGAGACCTCGTAAAGGAGGTGGTCGGCTATGATCCTAGCAAGGAGCTCTATTACCCTTACCTGGGAGCGGGATATCGTCTCCGTGACCTGGTACTACAAGCTCCAGGCATCGACTGCCTCCGTGCCTCCAAAGCCTACGACCGATCCACCAACCGGATGGACAGATACAGAGCCGAGCTACACAGAAGGAAGCACCAACAGCCTATATATCTGCCAGAAGACCACCTACACAGACGGCACGTTTTCCTATTCCTCTGTCTCCCTATCAAGCTCCTACGAAGCTTCGAAAGCTGCTTACAACAAGTCCGTAGCGGCCCAGCAGGCGGCTCAGGCAGCCCAGGACACCGTTGATAACCTTCAGCTCGGTGGAAGAAACCTCTATATCGAACGAGACGCTGTAGACGGCTATATCAATGCCTCCACAGGTGGCGTCACTTCCATGTCGACAACGAACAGGGAGCAGATGAGCGATTTTATCCCGGTTACACCTGGGGAGAAGATGATCTTCCAGGCCTGGGCGATCACAACTGCGACAGGAAGTGCTGCTGGATCCTTATGGATGGCTTACGCGTTCTATGATTCGGAACAGACGTATCTAGGGAACAGGCCTGCAAAGTATGACGGCACTGTACTACCGGACGACTATACCTACAACATCTACGAGATCACTGTTCCGGCCGGAGCTGCCTTTATGCGATGCTCATACAGGCGAGTCAATGGAGGCAGGGCCAAGGTCGAGCGAGGGAACATCCCCACGGACTGGACGCCTGCACCAGAAGATACGACCGGAGAGATCAATGACTCCGCTGAGCTGGTAAAGACCTTTGCCGAGAGTATCGTGGACCAGATGGCAGACCAGATCCAGATCTCGATAAGTACCGTCACAGGAACGCTGACAACGGATATTCAGGAGACGAAGGACTCCCTGGCAGAAACGAACGATTCACTCACTGAATCAATGGAAGGGCTCTCCCAGAGGGTGACGGACCAGGAGGATGCCCTTCTCGACTACAAACACCAGACCAGCACTTATTTTCGCTTTAACACAAATGGTCTGAATATCGGCAAGCAGGAGGATGGCGACGACTCACCGTATTCCATCAATATCGACAATGAGAAGATGGGCTTTTTACAGAACGGGCAGGAGATCGCCTATGTCCAGTATAACAAGATGCATATCAATGCCATTGAAGCCATGGACCGCTTATCTGTCGGCGCTGCCGCAGATGGCGGTTATTTTGATTTCATTAGCACGGAATACGGTATGGGCATTAAGTGGCGGGCTGTGACCAATACAGCTGACAGTTAAGGAGGTGGAAAATGTCTCTTACAAAACGAACATGGACCAGCTCGTTTGGATCGCCGTCCCTGACCTTCACCGGCTCAGTGACCGGGGCCACAACGAAGTTGACCATTGTATTTCAGGCGTCGACCTGGCTCACAGCGGTGACAGGATCGATCTATGTATATGTGGATGGAAGTAGACAGAGCTGTACCTGGACGACAAACAGCACACAGACCTTTTTAGATACGGTTTACAAGACTAAGATGACGAGCACTCAGATGACGATCTCAAAACCTTTCTTCATGCTAAAGCTCGTAGACTCCACAAATGCGGAGAGAGTCATCTATGAAGAGACCTTCTCCTTCTATGAGATAGAGAAGGCAGCGGCCGCAGCATCGACATCTGGCGGAGTGATGGACGGCAGCACAAAGTCAAAGGTGGTCTTTACCACATCAGTGACAGATGCCACTTACAAAGCCACCTTCTCCCTAGGATCCCACTCTGGATCCGCCACTTCGACAACGAAGACACTGGAGTATGCGATTCCTCTTTCCTGGTGCACGGAGCTCCCGAACAAGACGACCGGGACGGCAAATGTGGCCTGCCAGGTCCTCTTTGGCGGTCAGGTGTATAAGACTTTCAATACGACGATCTCTGTGTCTGTACCGACAAGCGTGGTGCCGACTGTCTCCTCCATCACCCTGGCTGATAAGACGAATACACCAGTGCCATCCGCTTGGAACCTGTATGTACAGCACCAGAGTGGTGTGAGACTGTCGGCCATCACCTGCGCGGGAGCCCAGGGGTCTACGATCAGTAATGTCAGACTCCAGGTCGGTACGCAGTCAGTATCGAAAGCATACTCCGCGTCGGCTCTTCCTCAGATTGACACGATCACACAGAGCGGCGCTCTTACCGCAACCGTCACAGTGACAGACAGCCGGGGACGGACAGGAACCAAGACAGCGACAGTGACCTTCACACCATACTCATCGCCTAAGTTCACGCAGTGTCGCAGTGAGAGGTGCAATGCCCAGGGGGAAGATGATAACGATGGGACTTATTTCCTCAGTACCACGACAGTTGAGTACTCATCGTGCGGTGGGAAGAACAGCGTCACCATGACGATGAAGTACAAGAAGACGGATGCGGTGGTCTTTAACCCTGAGGTGACACTCACCCCTGGTGTCAATGTCTGCGGAGGGAGTCTTGATACGGAGTTTTCTTATGACATCGTCTATACGGTCACGGACCAGTTCCGGTCTGTTTCCTATAACGACTACGTATCCACGGCCATCTACCTGATGCACTTCCTGCACGGGGGCAAGGGTGTGGCCTTTGGACAGAAGGCGACAATGGAGGACTGGGTGGACTTTAATTTTAAGGCCCTGTTCAGAAAGCTCGCCTCTTTCCTTGGCATCGTGAAGTTCGGTTCTGCAGATGTTGACCGTGTCATTATAAATGACACAACAAAGGTCAGCCCTGTCATGGTGGATCCGGATGGAGCAGGGACCTTGTATCCGGTTGTGACTTCAAAGTCGATCGGTACCGCAGCCTCCCAGCAAGTAGCGAACAACCTTACAACGACTGCGGCAGGGAGCGTCCTGGACGCCAGGCAGGGGAAGATCCTTAATGACAAGATCCCGACTGGTGCTGCGGCATCTAAGGCAGTGGCGAATAACCTGACGACTGCGTCGGCTGGGACGGCAGTGCTTGATGCGTACCAGGGCAAGATCGTTAATGACAAGATCACCAACCTGGGGTTTAGTTCCAGCACCACGGGAGCTGTGGGGAGCTCTTTTAGTGGAGCAAACTATAAATACTGTTATCTGAAGAAGATCGGAAAAATGGTATTCATGTCCATGGGACTTGGATATAACACGGCATCTGAAACCATTCCCACAGGTACGACACTATTCACTATTCCGGCTGGTTATAGGCCGGAAACAGAACAGACTCTTATCGCACAGTTTACGAGAAAAGCAACGACGTCGAGTCTCAACACATCTTCCATTGGCGCCATGAAGCTGACTACTGCGGGGTTACTTACGCAGAGCCATTCTAGTTCTACCTACTGTATCTATTGCTTTGCCATGTGGGAGACTGCGTGAGCAATACAGATCAAGGTGCTATTTTTTGATTATATCTGCAAAAATGTAATAGTTGTCGTATAATAAGAGAGATATGTTTGTATTATTGTCGAGGAGGGATCATTATGAAAAAACACTTACAACGTTTAATCTGCTTGTTAATGATCATGTCTTTTGTCTACGGATTTATTCCGGTGCAAACAGAAGCTGCAACTATCATTGGTAAGTATAAGATTTATAACTTGCCACAGAAGAAGTGGGTACAATCACCGGAAGATCCACAGGATCGGTTTGTTTGTTATAAGTTCAAAATCACTTCTTCAGGATACTATAAGATTCAGTTTGATGACAGCAAGCTAAAAAGAAATAGACACAATTTGGTTGGCGTGCAGATCCTTAACACCTACAGATATGATGATGACAATGTTACATATCTTAGGTGGGAAAGGTGTTCGAATGGAACTGCATACGGAGTACTTCCTAAAGGCACGTATTATCTGTTCTCAAACAGTACCAATCTTCGGTTCAAGTATGAGTTTATCAAGATGTCCCGGCCTTCTAACAATAGTAAAAGGAAAGCAAAATCTCTAAAACGCGGTGTAAACAAGAGATTTCTTTTTGACTATAACTCAAAATATCCTGTGTGGTACAAAGTAAAGCTCACTTCAAAACACAAAATTAGAATCTTTGCTCAGGATAAGGGCGGGGGTGTTGACCCCAAGGTTCTTGTGTATAACAGCAAGGGCAAGCAGATCAAAACTACTTCGATAAATGAATATTTGTGCCAGACAGCAGTTGTTTCAAAGGGGACTTATTATATAAGGGTTTCCAGAAATACTGGTTACGATAATCATCGTTTCAGACGTTCAGGGAGCGGTTATTACCAGGGTCGATACATATCCTTTACTTGGAATCAGTACTGATTAAAGTTCTTCAGGTTTGAAATTCTGAGTTCACACCGTAAGAAAGAATGTGACGTTCAAGACCAGATAATATTTTTATAAACCATAGTGGCAAAGAGCCGTCAGAGCTGAGCTGGCGGCTTTTTTGATGCCTGATTATTAGGAGGATAATACAATGAAGGAATTTTGGGGTATTTGTCAGATTATATTTACGTTCCTGGGAGGGTGGCTTGGATATTTCCTTGGCGGCTGTGACGGCCTACTGTTCACCCTCATGGTATTTGTCACCGCAGACTATATCACCGGTGTTATGTGCGCGATCATCGACAAGAGGCTCAACAGCAAGGAAGGCTTCCAGGGGATCTGCCGGAAAGTCATCATCTTCCTGCTGGTGGGGATTGCGCAGATGATCGACGTCAACGTGATCGCTACCGGAAGTGTTCTTCGATCCGCTGTGATCTTCTTTTACCTCTCCAATGAAGGCCTGAGTGTCCTGGAGAATTCCGCACACCTGGGCCTGCCTATCCCGGAAAAACTGAAGGACGTCCTGGAGCAGCTTCATCATCGTGAGGAAAAGGAGAAATGACGACAATACAGATGCCGTGTTATTGGTGCCCGTGGGAAAGATCCTGCGGGCATTCTTTTTTGACTATTTTAGCCAACTGACTCATAAACAATGGTCGGTTTAACTTGCTATAGTCGGCACCTAGAGCTAACATATGACACCACCAGGAGAGGAGCATAATAATATGAAGATACAAGTGATTGAACCGACAAAAGAGAGCCTGAAAAGACTAAGAGTATGTGCTTACTGCAGAGTCTCGACCATCGAGGAGGAGCAGGAAAACTCCCTGGAGAATCAGAAGGCCCATTACGAAGAGCTTATCAAATCGAATGGGGCCTACGAATTTGCAGGCATCTACCATGACTTTGGTGTCTCCGGGTTCAAAGAGGAGCGCCCAGGATTCCTGAGCATGTTGGAAGATGCCAGGGCCGGCAAGATCGACCTCATCATTACAAAGTCCATATCCAGGTTTGCAAGAAACACCGATACCCTCCTAAAGGCTGTGCGAGAGCTGAAGGGGCTGGGCATCGGTGTTTTCTTTGAACTGCAGAGGGTCAACACGCTTACATCCTCAGGTGAATTAATGCTCACTGTGATGGGAGCCTTTGCTCAGGCAGAGAGCGAGAACTACAGAAAGCTGGCTCAGATGGTCTACGTTCGAAAGTACACCGCTGGGATTCCTGTTCAGCACCTGGAGAAATCATACGGCTATGCGGTAAACGAAAAGGGAGAGTACATCCCTGATCCGGAAGAAGCTCCCTGGATTAAGAAGATATTCGAACTCTGTGCAGCCGGCTATAACCTGGCGCAGATCTCCCGGTTCCTTAATGATAAAGGAGTAAAAACGAAAAAGGGTAAGCAGTTCTCTGAAGGCCTGGTTAAGCGGATCCTGGAGAATGAGATCTATGCCGGTGATTACATCATGCATAAGCACTTCGTAAACGATGAGAGACACCTGGTAAGAAATAACGGGGAGGTCGATGCATGGTATGTAAGGCATGACCATGTACCTCTAGTCAGAAGAAGCCTGTGGGATGCTGCTCACAAGAGGCTGGAAGAAAGAGGCGACTACTTGGCCAATGGTTCTGTTGTAGGAGCCCTGGACCAGGAGACCTATCCTTATAAGAAGCATATTTTCTGTGCAGAGTGCGGATCCCCTCTCTACCGAAGAGTCTACTCCAATGGAAACCGAGTGAACTGGGGCTGCAGTGGACAAAAGAGACATACAAAGTCATTTTGCAAAGGAATCAACGTGCCGGACTGTGTCATCCGCGGATGGGGGGACATATCCGGCAATATTTTTATCAGAAAAGAAGTAGATGACCTGGGAAAAGAGACTTACAAGTATGTCCGGGAGTCTACCTGGAGGAAAGGTCATAGGAAAAAGGACCCGGGTAAGAGTGCACCGCCTATAACAGAAGATAATTACCCATACAAGAAGTACTTACACTGTGCAGAATGCGGCTCGGTACTGACTCGCCACATCCAGGGAACAAACAAAAAGGTTGTTTGGATCTGCAGCAGATATAAGCGCAAGGGAAAAGCGTTCTGCAGTGGTGTCAGGGTTCCAGATGAAGTTGTTAGAAGAGCAAGTGCAAAGATCACACAGGATATTTATATCAGAAAGGGAAACGGTCATGGAGAGACAGGTTACAGTTATACCCGCAACTGGAATCAAAAAGGCCAGGGGAAAGAATAAAGCTGCCCAAAATGAAAAGACTAGAGTGGCCGCATATTGCCGCGTTTCGACGGAGCAGGAAGAGCAGCTGAATTCCTTTGAGAACCAGGTCCACTATTATACGAAGTATATCGAGGAGCGGCCCGACTACCAGATGGTTGATATTTACGCGGATGAAGGTATCAGCGGAACCAATACCAAGAAGCGAGAGGGCTTCAATCGAATGATTGCGGATTGTGAGGCTGGAAAGATTGACCTCGTGATCACAAAGTCCATCTCCCGATTTGCCAGAAATACACAGGATTGCCTGCATTACTCCAGAAAGCTCAAAGCCCTGGGGATTGGAATCATCTTCGAGAAGGAGAACATCAGCACCTTGGATGCCAGCGGTGAGCTTCTTTTCACGATCTTGAGCTCTTTGGCCCAGGAGGAGTCGAGAAATATCTCAGAGAACAGCACCTGGGGGATCAGGCATAATTTCCAGCGCGGTATCTTGCGCATCAACCCGACAACATTTATGGGATATGACATGGATGAGAATAAGAAACTCGTGATCGATCCTGAGCAGGCAAAGATTGTAAAAAGGATCTTCAGGGAGTTCGAGGAGGGCTGGACGTATAATGAGATCGCCAAGCACCTCAACGATGAGAAGATCAAAGGGGTGAGGGGGAAGGTCGCTTGGAACGGTGCTACGATTCTAGGGATGCTGACCAATGAGAAGTACATGGGAGATGCAATACTGCAGAAAACCTTCACGACAGACTTCCTCACAAAGAAGCGCGCAAAGAACGAGGGCCAGGTCGAGCAGTACTACGTGAAAAATTCCCATAAAGCGATTATCCCGAAGGCAGAGTGGGAAGCGGTCCAGATGGAGTTGGAACGAAGGAAAGACTACTGCCAGAAAATCGGTATAAAGCGATATGGCTTCGCCACTTTGGAGAACCCATTTATATCAAAACTTGTCTGCGGGCACTGCGGAGCAGTAGTTAATAAAAAGAGCTGGTCAAACAGACGTCAGCATGTGTGGGCATGTAAGAACAAAGAACAGAAATATGGGGGCACCTGCCATTCAGAGAACGTAAAAGAAGAGACAGTGCGGAGAGTCATGGTGATCGCATGGAATGCGGTGGTGAAAGAGAGAGATAAGCTGATCGGAACATGGGAGAAGATGCAGGAAGAAGGTAATCCCCTGCAGGTGCTGCGTGCCAAGCAGATGATTGAGCTCACGGCCCACGGTCCAATCAAGTGGGAGATACCGGAGCTTACCCGGATGGTCATGGAGCGGATCGTGATCCATGACAAGAGACACTTCACGGTCCGGTTCCTGGACGGGACGGTCAAGGAAATAGTTGTAGCAGAATAAGGCAATAGCAGATGAGGCGGCACTTCTTCCAGTGATGGAGGCGGTGCCGCTTTTTTCATGTTAAGAAGCAGATGTCGCCTGGGAAGAGACCTGATGGAATAGATAACTGGTATAATTGATATGTACCAGGGGTCAAGACCAATAGGAGGGAGAGAATGATTGCCAGGATAAAAGCAAATAGTGAGCATATGTGTCCTGTTTGTGGAAAGTATGAGTTCCCCTATGATGGATCGTTCGATACCTGTGAAGTATGCGGATGGGTTGATGACCCAATACAGCTCGAAAACCCAGACGAAGACAAATGTGCAAACCGCGAGAGTCTGAATGAGTACAGAGAAAAGTGGAAATCCGGCTGGAGACCTAAGCGGTGGAATGAAGAGGACGAGAGAATTTATTTTGGAGGGGAAGAAGATGGTGAGAAAATTGACAGATGAAGAAGCTGAGAAGTTTTGCGACGAAAGATGCACTTTCCTGGATTATAAAAGTATAGATGAATATCTTGAGGATATTGTTACTTGCCTTGTGTACAGTCCCTGGCACTACACGGAGGAAGAGGCCCGGGAGCAGTGTAAAGAGCGCATGGTCTGGGTAGAGCATTATTACGAAAAAAAGGAGCCCGCAGACGATGCTGCAGCGGATATAGGATATTGTTGTGGGTAATATAATGGGAGCAAGACTGGACCGCGACCGGAATTCTTCATCGTTGGGGGATTCCGGTTTTTTCGTGTGATAAGGAATTACTTCGTCTATCCTGTCAAAATATACGTTGTGACATTTCTTGTACTGATGTACAATATCTTTTATGCAAAATATATCCATTAAATATCTGAAATAATATATAAACACTGATGGAGGTATGGTTATTATGGCGCAACATAGGGATAGACGGCCTAGAGGAAGCTGGAAACAAATATTCTCAATTATTCTCGCGACAGTTATGCTTGTTGGAATACTTCCTGAAAGCACATTAAATGTCTCTGCATTAGAGATTAATAGTACAGATGAGGTCATAGAAACTGTTGAAGCAGATGAATTTGAGGAGGGAACTCAAAATACTAGCGATATTAACCAATATGAATCTTTTGAGTCTGAACCTAACACCCAAGACCATAATGGAGACTTTGATTTTCCGAATGGGGCAGAATCGAGCTCTTATGAGAATTTAAGTCTTGAGGAAGAGACAACTAGTACGTGGATTAATCCAGGCAAAGAATCCGATGAGCCGGATACAACTGCGGAGAAAGATTCTGGTGATGAAAATCGATATACTGACTGGGATAATGCATTTACTTTAGATGATCGAGATGAGAAAGTAGATGATGAAGATAGTGAAAACAATGCTATAGAGGCGGAATTCTCTGACAATGAGAATCATGAAACTATAGAAGGTCATCAAGATGATGTTATTTTTGCCGAGAATACCGGTGAAGAGATAGTTTCCGAAGATGCTATGGGTGCAAAGGTGGCCTATGGAGACTGCGGAGAAAATGCTTCATGGGAGTTGGACAGTAACGGAACATTGACTATTAGTGGAAGTGGAGAAATGGCGGATTATGAAAGTGGTCAATACTCTCCTTGGTATAGTTATAGGTCGAAGATTAAAAGCATTATAGTGTGTGATAACATAAGAAAGGTTGGTAAGAGTTGCTTTAGGGATATTAGAGATTTAGAAAGTGTGACTTTGCCTGATGGATTAATCAGTATAGGTGAAAATGCTTTTTTTCTGTGTGTAAAATTATCGCATATCGAATTACCAAATAGCATAGAAACAATTGAAGCTGGGGCATTCGGAGACTGTGTTGGATTAAACGAGATTGTCTTACCTAATAGTCTAAAGATTATCCCGTTTTATTTATTCTTAGATTGTATAAATCTTAAACAAGTAGGTATTCCAGAAGGCGTAGAGTCTATTGATGTTGGCGCTTTTGAAGGATGCAGCAGTTTGACAAGCTTATATATACCTGGAACAGTATCATCTATTGGTACTGGTTCTTTTGCTCGGTGTAAAAATCTTACTGAGCTAAGTATTCCTTCATCCTTGAAAAGTATTGGAGAAAATGTTTTTACAGAATGTAGTTCTTTGTCAGATATCTATTATTCAGGAAATGAAGCTGAATGGTCAGGTATTGCAGGTATAGAGAATGCTTTGATACCGGATGGCACTGAAATTCATTATAATTCACATTATCTTGAAAAAGTATCTCGTCTTGATCCTACCTGCACGGAAAACGGGATTGAAGAGCACTATAAATGTGCCTATTGCGGAAAACTATTTGAAGATTCGAATGGTCAGATCGAACTTTCAGATGGGGACATTAGTATTCCTCCAAATGGACATGTTGAAGTCATTGATGATCCGATACAGCCGACTTGTACTAAAACTGGATTGACGCAAGGTTCTCACTGTTCTATTTGTGGAATTGTTTTAATAGCGCAAAGAGAAATGCCTGCAACAGGCCATGCCTGGTACGATGACTATACTGTCGATAGTGAACCTACTTGCATAGACAATGGAAGCAAATCCATACATTGTTCGCAGTGTGATGCTGTAAAAAATGAGCAGATAATACCCGCAATTGGCCATGTCTGGACCGAGAATTATATTGTCGATAAGCAGCCTAATTGCATAGATGAAGGCAGTCAGTCTATTCATTGTACGCAATGTGATGCTGTAAAAGATGAAAAGGTTATACCCGCAACTGGTCATTCTTTCGGAGAATGGAATGTAATAAAAGAAGCAACAGCCCGTGAGAAAGGGTTAAAAGAGAGATCGTGCAGCAAATGTGACTTCGTTGAGCAGGAAGTGATTCCTAGGACAATAATAACTCCAACAATTATTCTTTCCCAGAAAGAGTTTATATACAACGGTAAGGAACAAAAGCCAACTGTTATCGTAAAGGATGATAACGAAGAAATTTCTTCAGATAATTATTCACTAACATTTGAGAGTTCTGTTAATGTTGGTACTTACAGTGTCAAAGTCGAACTTAAGGGTGAATATGAGGGCGGGGGTTCCGCCACCTATACCATCATTCCAAAAGAGATAACTCCTGCCATTACCTTATCAAGTACTTCAATGGTATATAATGGGAAACCCCAGATCCCAAATGTTACAGTAATGGATGGCGATAATTTGATTAATGCATTGAATTATGATGTTCATTATGAAGCAGACAATAAAGATGTAGGAACATATACTGTTACTGTAAACTTAAAGGGAAACTATTTAGGAGTTGGAAGAGCATCATATAGAATTACTCCGAAGACAATAACCCCTACAGTAATCCTTTCAAAAGCATCCGCAATATATGACGGAAAAGTCAAGAAGCCTAATGTCACGGTAAAAAATGGTTCAACAAATCTTTCTACGTCAGATTATAGTATAACCTATCCTTCTGAGTTGAAGAATGCAGGGAATTATAAGATTATTGTAACACTCAAAGGAAATTATTCTGGAGAGAGAACAGTTAGTTTTAAGATTACTGCTAAAGAAATTACACCTTCAGTTATACTGTCAAAGACGTCATATATATACAATGGAAAAATTCAGAAACCTGCTGTAACTGTAAATAATGGTTCTATTAATCTTGCTAAATCAAATTATACCGTTACTTATTCCTCTGGTTTGAAAAATGCAGGTGCATATAAGGTCACAGTAAAACTAAAAGGGAACTATTCCGGATCGAAGACTGTGTCCTATACTATTAAACCCAAAAAGATTACACCGAAAGTTGTACTGTCAAAATCATCCTTTGTATATAATGGAAAAGTCCAAAAGCCTGCTATAACAGTGATAAACGGCTCTGCGAAGCTTGCAACATCTGATTATCATATTACGTATTCTTCTGGACTGAAAAATGCTGGTACTTATAAAATCATAGTTAAAATGAAAGGAAATTATTCCGGATCAAAAACTGTGTCCTATAAGATCACCGCAAAGAAAATCACCCCGACAGTCTCTCTTTCGAAGACAGTATTTTCGTATAATGGAAAAGTGCAGAAACCAATTGTTACGGTGAAAAATGGAAGCAAGAAACTTACTACCTCAAATTACTCAGTTTCTTTCTCGAAAGGACTGAAGAACGTAGGTTCATACAGAGTCATTGTTAGGTTGAAAGGAAATCTATCTGGTAGTAAGACAGTATCCTATAAGATTAATCCCAAGGGGACTGCAATCTCGAATGCTATTGGAACACATAAAGAGATAACTGTAAAATGGAGGAAACAAGCAACCCAGATTACCGGGTATCAGATACAATATAGTAGGAGTAGTTCTTTCACTTCTGGAAATAAAATACTCACTTTAGCTAATCCTAGTATGACATCAACAGGAATTAGGAAATCCGAAGCTGGAAAACATTATTATGTTCGTATTAGGACATATAAGAAGTTGGGATCTGTAATGTATTATTCAGCCTGGAGTGAAGGCGCTTATACAGCGATTAGACAAACGATAAAGCCTAAGAAGTCATTTTGGATGTCTACAAGCGATTACTCCTATGAAGAGTTCCCTAAAAGAGTTTCGTACACGTTTACAACTAATCAAAGGATGATGCTAGTAGTTCCATTTAGCATAAATAAACCTGATGGCAGTGAGAAATTTAGAATAACCTTGAAAGATAATATTGGGAAAATACATCAGAATTACACCATAAGTACAAAGGGGTATGATTCCGACGATTCTTATTGGTGCTGGAATGCAACTTCATTTGTGAATCCAGGAACATATACTTATACGTTGGAAATTATTGAAAGCAGTGGTTATGTTACATACTCTATATTGGGGTTTCTTGCAAATTCAACCTCTGCAAATATTAAGTCCCAGATTACTACTGAAAGTGGAAATTGGATAAAAATTGGGGATATTGGGGAAGGATGTCCTTTTTACACATTATCTACTTCTAATAGAAATATTGTTAATTCTTTTGAGGTGAATATTGATGGCGAAGTGTACGCTTGGGCTGACAAAAGAGGAAAAGCAACAGTCACGTTAAAGTTGGCAAATGGGAAACAATATACCTCGTCTATAAATGTGGTTGCAGGGGATCCTGATTTTGATGCAAGAATTACCCAATATGTTACAAGAGACAATTACTTTGAGGTGAAGGTTGAAAACTATAGACCAAGCGACATTACTATAATACGAAAAGGAGCAAAAGTTGTAGATGATGACTATAAGGAGTATGATAGAAACATTAAGTCTGGTGATAATATTGTCGTAAAGGGAGGACAAACAAAGACTATACGATTTTACATCAATGGAGACTATACATGGCCGGATTATAAAGATTTTACACTTTATGCTAAGTTCATCTTTGAGGGAGTTACATATGACTGGCATGTTTGGTATTACGATAGTGTTTATAAGAAAGGTGGGAAATGGTTGACTACCTATTGGGATTAGATTAAAGGGAAGTTTGTCTTTCTCTTACCAATAGAATATCACAAAGAAATGAAAATAGTGAATATCAAATATATAGTGTACTGTCGTTAATAATCTTTACCCCGGGGGTAGAAATACCTGCCGGGGTATTTTATGGGGGTAGAATATCAAGATATAGTATTCGATACATTATTAAATGCTATATATTGTCAGAAAGGCCTTCACCTGTCTTTGATTGGTATGGGCTTTTTTACCTTATTCGGCAAAATCGGCATGCCTGTCCTGCCGCGGGCGGCGGGAGCCCTGGCCTTTATCTTTTTATATGGAAAAATGATCGGGACAGGGACCTCTGTTTTCCGGGCCATGGTCATGCTGACCCTCTACATTGTGTCCAAAGTGATTGGCAGGACCTATGACCTGATGACAGCCGCCGGGCTGGCAGCCGCTCTGCTGATCATTGACCAGCCCCTATACCTTCTACACACGGGTTTTCAGTTCTCCTTCGCGGCTGTCCTGTCAATCGGAGTCCTGATGCCGGCTCTGCCAGGTAAGGGACTCAAGGCTCTTGCGGTCCCCCTGGGGACATTGCCGGTCAGTCTCTGGATCAACGGGACCTTTCCCGTTTATTCCCTGCTTCTGAACCTGCTGGTCATTCCCCTCATGCCGGCCGTCATGGTGAGCGGGGCCGGGGCGGTGCTTGCGGGATGCCTGGCCATGACAGGCCTGCCGTTTTCAGCGACCTTAAATACCGGCAGCCTGATTCCGGCAGCTGTGGAATCTGCGGGCGCGGGGGATGCTGGCCTTCTATCGGCAGCTGTGGAATCTGCGGGCGCGGGGGATGCTGGCCTTCTATCGGCAGCTGTGGAATCTGCGGGC